TTGCGAACAATTTCTTCCTTGATAAAGGTTTCCATGTCGCTACGAGCATCTGCCATGTCCAGGGCCTCGTACTTGCGAGCGGCCTTGTAGATAGCGTTACGAGCATTCTGCACAATGTAGTTGTACATCACATAGGTATCACCTTTGAACTCAGCATGGAAGCTCCTGTTCTTGGTTGCATACAGTTCAGATACCTGGCCAGGGTTGATGTTGTAGACAACCACAGCATCAAAGTCTTTCATGGTTGAGTTGTCTTTGGCCACTGGGGTCATATTCTCCAGTACCACGTTCACATCCTTGATAGGGAATGTGAGTACTTCACCAATAATACTTTGATTAAAAGAACCGGGAAGTAGTTCACCACTTTGCACCTGTTTATCAAAACCAACTCGCACACCAACTTCACCAGTTTCGATACGAGTACAACCTGTTGCCAGCACAGCCGCGGCAAGAACGGAAAGAGTCAAAATACGTTTCATTATGTTTCCTTAGAATAAAATTACAATTACTGTCATTGCTAGAACAGCCAGTAATGAGACAAGTATACTATATGCAATGGATTTTGTCAATGTCCATCGCTCCTTGCCTTCCATCTTTCTCCAGGCAGTGATACCTAAATGTATTAGGACAACAAGTATGGCAAATGCTAACCAAAGACGGATCATTTTGATCCCAGCAAGTTTATCATTGTACGAGCATGTACACGATCTTTTTCTTTTTCGTCTTCTGGCAACTGGTCATAAGAGACATGTTGTGCCGCATTGTAGTCAGCCTTGGGATTACGTTTCATCCACTCTATGTGAATATATTCTGCGGCTTTTTCAATATCACCTGGAAATTTCTTAACAGCATGTTCTGCGGCCAAACCAGCGGCTAGATTTTCTGCCTGCCAATCTGGATGTAGTTCATTAAATGGCACATTAATATCACCCTCAGTGCCATCGCTGTTTTTCTTAATGCGCGATTTAGTTCCAGTTGGGTCAAAGTTTTGTCGCCATTCTTCATGTGCCGCAGTAGCGAACTCACGTATAGCATTTTCAGACAGCTCTATAGTTTCGACAATATTCATAAATTCTTTAATCATTAATTTCTCTCCAATTCTTTAAATGCTTCAGGAGCACGTTTCATTGCAATTTCACGTTCGGCATGAGCTTCTTTAGCTTTGCGTAAAATGTTTGCATCTCCGGTAGGCAACGCTACAAGTATGTAAGTATTAATTTTACCGTTAGGTGTAATAATACGTTTAATTTGGCTTTGCTCAACTCCGGTTAAATCTACATTAGGGCAGAAGCTTTTAGTAGTACGTTCGTTGATTTGAGTTCTACTATTTTCGCCTTCTGACGAATATGTTTTTGTTTGTTGAGCAGTCTTGCCGCCAGCAGTCATACACAACTTGCCATATGCATCATTCTTTGCATAAGCATCTGCGTCTGACATGTTAAATGAACTACCAAAGCCTGCTTCGTAAACTGCCGAATTACTAGCCGGAAGTTTATTAAACCAATCAGGTGTTTTATCAAGAATGCGCTCTTGAGTAGAAACTTGTCGTTCACGTTCCATATCAGCACGTTTCCCATATGGGTCAGTTGTACCACAAGCCGCTAACATAGCAACAATCGGTACTAGCAATAGAGTCTTTTTCATAGTGTTTTTCCTATCTTTTCCTTAGACCATTCGGCACCAGACGAAATGTCTTTGCCTATGCCTGCTACGGTCGAACATGCGGCTAGCGTACTAGCCAAAATTAGTGCTATAAAAATCTTCATTTTGCCATCTCCTGACTGTGTGTTTTAACTGTGTCTACGCCTCTATCAAGCATACGAGCAATGCCGGAAAATCCAACAGTTGCTAGTACCAATCCAAAAACTGTGCCTAAAATAAATGCCTTCATAATGTTTGCCTTCTATGTTTGTTGAACATGTGTATATTATACAACCGTTACGAAATAAAGTCAAGTCAGAATACGTCTATAACTGTCCAAAGTTGATCTTTGTTTTCGCAAATGACTCCTTCTGCACGTAACGTCTTGCCATCTATGTAACGATTTTGGAACTTTCTACAATTGGACACTTTTCCAACTTTGAAGTAATTCTGGTATTGTCGGTCCTTGCCAAACTCATTTTCCATTCCCTCATCGCCCTTGCTAACCCGTTTTGGGGTTTGTGGATCTCCACAAACAGTTATACTTTCGGATTTAAAATTTCCGGGCAATCGTGCCATTAATTCTCTAGTACCATGTTCAATAGCCATTCGGCAAAGAATTTCTTCTTGGTACAGGCCTGTCTGGGTCCAATCAATTGTATGAAATTCACCGTCTACAGCAATACGAAATTTAACATTGCAACTATTTGGATTTTTGCTTTTAACTAAATCAGTGACCGCCCCAACCTTTCGATCACTAGTCATTTGGCCAACTTGCCGAATAACACATTGACCGGCAACAGCCATTTGGCTCACAGTTAGCAACAATGCTAAAAAGTATTTCACTTGTAGCTTTCATCTAATTTTACGTTAGTAAGACTTGCGATAGTTTGGAACTTGTCCCAAGCGGCTTTTGCGGCTGGATTAGCCAATAGTTCACTATTTGGTAAAACTGCTTCTAACCAAATTTCTGGGCGGCGAGTAGGGTGTGCGCCAAACTTACGTGGCTGATGTAGTAGACCTCTTTCCCAAAGTTCAATACTGACACTGCGAAATTGATCTTCGTCTGCGTAGCCAGCCCATTCAGGATTGCTCTGACTAAAGAATCCACGGCTGTAGGCATTTTCAGTACCACCACCGTAGCCAATCCAAATGCCTGACCACTGGTCAGCATCACGAGGATCAAAATCTGTACGAGTGATCAGCACCAAGACATCATCAATATCTACTTTGCCGTCTACAATATCTCGCACACAACGACTATAACTTAGTCCAATTTTCATAAAGTTAATGTTACCTGTTTAATACTATCCCATCGGAAAGATTTCCAGTGGTTTGATTCCAAATCATACACTGGCATAACGTCCTCATTGGCTTTCTTTTCCTTTTTAGGTTTTGGAAAGTCTATTGGATCATTTGTGTTAGTATAGTGTACTTCTTCAGTTATGTCAACCGGAACAAGTGACGGAGCAGTTGTACACTCCATTACTCGTTCGGTTCCGTCCTTTTTAGTAAAGGTGACAGTAACTGGGCCGAAAGCTAAATGACTCTTAAGCCATTTTTTGAATAGCTTTAGTTCTTTTTCATTTAGATTCATTTTGTTTGCTTTCGGCCTCAGTAAGTCGCTTGTCCAATTCAAAAATACGTTGTTCCAGTTTTTCAATATGGTCTGCAACCTGTTTCATGAACTCGGCAGTATTCATGCCAGTTGTTCTTAGCATCTCTGATACGGTTACTTTTATTTCTTCTGTCATTTAAATCTCCAATAAAATGTTAGGGTTCCAGCCAGTGTCTTCGCTGTAACCATCGTTTTCATAACCACGTGGGTTACATACAACTCTAGTCTCACCAATCACATAATCAAAAGGATGATGCGTGTGTCCGTGTGTCCATAGCACAATCTGTGGGTGATCTAAAATGAACTCACTTAGGTCACTATGGTATCCACCATTCATCAAAGTTTCATGTGCATACATTGGATTCACACTTTGGAAACTTGGACTGTGATGTCCAACTACTACACATTTCTTATTCTTATGTACATGGACAATATGCTCGATATAGGCAAGAGTCTTGTCGTGACGAATAGCAACATCCAACGCACTCATACAGGCATAGTTCCTAGCATCGTTACGAATGATACGGAAGTCGTTCATCATACCTTCAATGGCATGCATTGTAAGTGGATCACGCTTGTTCATGTTGGTCCAAAGTGTTCCACCCACGAACACCACATCATCAATAATCTTTGTGTCTTGCTCTAACATGTACACGTTGGGGTACTTGGCGCACTCTTCACGCATATATTCAATGCCAGCATAGAACTTGCCGTTGTAGAATTCATGATTGCCCATGATGTAGATAACATGTGGGAACTGAAAACTACAACGCTTGAAGAAATCTCTGAAACGTTGAGCTGTCAACTGTCTACGACCCAAGCCAGTGCCGTTGGCAATAGCGGCCTGATCCGCAGTATTGGCAGGCTCAGGATGGTCGTGCAGATCCTGGGCGATACAAATATCACCACCAAGGATCAAAACATCGTAGTCCTGATCGTTAACAATATTAACATCACTGAACTCTAAGTGGAGGTCACTGACTAATTTGATCTTCATCGCTTTCTACTTTCTCAAATGGCCAAGCCGTTTCTCTTTCAAGTATAAATCTCTGTGCGTCTTCTTTGGTTAGACGACCACTCTCGTATTCGCTAATAGCATGACGCAATGCTTCTTCAACAAATTCGTTGAAAGTCATGTCACGTTCGTGTGCCAACTTCATGTATTGTAACAGTTCTTCGTCCGAAAAGTCAACCGGAACTTGAACCCGTGTGTCGTAGTTTTCACCTGCTCGAATAGCCAGTGCTTTTTGGATAAAGTCATCCGCCACATCCAAATCCACATAGTCAACATCATCCCATGCTTCGTTCAAATTAACGTTACGGGATTCTGCTTCTTTTTCATGTTTCTTTTGAAACTTTGGATTGATCATTCGGTAAGCGCGATCATTGGTATAATCACACATACTGACTTCATAAACCTTTTGGCTCTTAGTGCTAAAGGTAATACTAAAACTATAACCGCCAGTGCCGTGAACACCGTTCCACGAATCTAATGTGTAACTATAAGGCCCGTAACAACCCCAGCCATATTCACTACCTTCGGTAATTTTATAGTCGACTAATTCCATCCATTCTTTCATTGTAATCATTGCTCGTTTCCTTCTTTGAGTATTTTTTTAAATTCGTATTCTTCATCCATTTTTTTACGTGCTAGTTCACGTGCTTCTTCGCAAGGTGTGCAGTAAGTATGAATCCATCCACCACCTCGACTTTCACCAGGGTTCCCGCAGCCTTCGCAAGTGACTCCACTCATGCTTTCTGCCAATGATACCATACCGCTGATATAATCGTCTCCACCTGAGTAGTAGAAACGTAGTGTACCAAACTTTTCTTTAACTTGGTCCAAGGTCACTTGCGGAATAGTGTTAGGTACTTCTCGGAAGTCTCCAACAACAATCTCACCAAGACGTTTTTCTTTGTACTCGTCATTGGGCAAGGCTTTCATAGTTTCTTCAAACAGATCAAAGTTACCAGCCTTGGCCTGGGCGGCCATGTCGTTATATTTGATAGCCCCATCTCGTTGCTTTATTTTCCAATCAATGTGATGTTGAATATTGCCCATAAGCTGATCTAAAATATTAAACCAACCATCGCCACAATCAAATCCCCAACACATACAAGTTTCTTTCATATCCTTGTTGCGATTCACCATCATCTTAGGATACTTCTCGCACAACAGTTTATCTAGTTCTTGTTTCATTTTATTTCATCCGATGTTTCTGGAAAATGACTGATAATCAAATCCAGTGCCGCAATAGTTTGAATGTTAAGGCCTACATCTTCTGGGTGTAGCCAGTAGCCAGTAGGGTTAGCATCTGATTTTGGATTCTTCTTCCACTGCTTGATTTCTTTCTTAAGATACGCACGATAGTCTTTTAGGTTAAGACTAGTAATGCGATCCGCAGTTTCACCGTCGATCCATTGATACTTCTTATGTTTCTCTTTAGTCATATGCTACTCCTGGCATTTGTTTCTTACCTTCCCAATGATCTCGAGTCACACACAATCCTTTATGTTGTACCCGCAACGGGTGATCTAAATTTGGTAGTTGTACACGTACTGCCTCGCAGTCTTTTTGACTATTAAATCGTAGCGTGTCTTTACGCATAAAATCGCCTGCGGGGTTATGCATTGCAATAATTAAAATCCAACTGTATGTCATTGTGCCGCCTTTACATAGTTAAGTCTAGTTACGTCGTTACCGTGCTTCCAATGTTTAGAATGATCTTTAACTTTAGCTTTGACTATAACACACGCACCTAAATTAAGGTTAGTTTTGTTAAGCCACGATACCATCCTATTGTTGATTATAGCATCTATATTGTAACCCTCAAAGTTTTTTGACTTAACTGATGAAATAATTTCCGCATCCAAATCTTTGAGTTGTATGCCAATTTCTGCCAAATGACCTTCTTCAACTTGCTGTGCCGCACGTTTAACCTTGGTTTGAGCAATGTCTCGAACATACACGCTGGGCAAACAGGCCACATAACCAAATTGATTTTGCTTGACAGTGTCGCTGGATAAAATTGTGTTGATGTTGGTTTGGAAATCGTTTTCGCCTTCGATAGCACTGAACAAGAATTTTCTGAAATGCTTTCTAATTTCATCTGCCTGTACAGTATCTTCAGGCATGACCTTAAGTGGCATTGGAGAATCTTTTGGATCAGCTGTCCAATTGTTTGGAAGTAGAGTACACAGCATCTGCATCTTGTTAGTATGTTTGATATACATGAACGCACCATCTTCCGAATACACTGGCGCATCCTCTTTAATATAAGCACCGTTAATCCGTTGTGCCGCACAAGCCAGCTCAAGAACTTGTTGGGTAGGAAACTCTTTCATTGTACGCTCTGTGTGTGAGTTAATATACTTTGTATTTTACATGAAAATATGGTCTGTGTCAACTTTCATCAGGCGCACATAGACCTTTTTGGCAAGTCGTCTTAATAAGGGACTAATGGGTTTTTCAAAATGGCTAACGTATGCGTTTAAATTTGGACTAACATACTGTTCTTGTACTTTAAGTCTAGCCAATGTTGTAAATTTGGGCATATAACGTAATGCTCGAAATTTACCAACTGTCCGACATAGCTCAATTGCGATACTAAGTGCATAAGCATCTAGCTCATCTGGGTCTTGTAAGTACTCGTGGAATTGTTGTTCAGCGTCAACTCGTTTCCAAAACTCTGTATAGTCACGTTTGCGACTTTGGCGTTGATGTTTGTACTCGTGTACTGTAGCGTCAAAAACTTGAACAAGTAATTCTGTTATCTGCTTATTAGTCCAAACAATATCTTTATCAAAATTATGATATATGATTACTTCTATAGGAGTTTCTCTATTTTGATCATCTTCGGGATCATAATATGCGTTTACATAAAATTCTTTTGTGTCAAGAAACTTCTTTGTTTGCGACCTTATTTTTAAATCTAATCCTGCTCTTTTGAATCCACGCCGCAACTCTACTAATAACTTTGGAAAACTAGTATCTTGTTTAGTCTTGTGTCTAACCCGAGTACAAATTAAACATATAGTTTCCATTATTGAATTCATAGTTACAACCTATAAGTTACTCTGCCCTTGGTAAGGTCGTACGGACTAATTTCCAATTTAACCTTGTCACCCAAAATTATCCTAATTTTGTGTTGTTTTAGTTTACCACCCATGTAGCACAAAATTGGTTTTGGTGCTTGATCTACCTTAACCCTGAACATGTTTCCGGGTAATACTTCTTCAACTGTTCCTACTAATTCAATAATATCGTCTTTAGCCATTTACCTTGGACAGTACCATAGCACCATCTTCTACTTTAATGTTAATTGTGTCGCCTTCTACCCAGCCCTGTGCTTCGCAAATTTCAGGTGGAATTTTAAAAATGACATTATCAGGATCACCCTCAATGTCTTCAAATAGTTCTTCTGCTTTGTAAGTTGTTTTTGTCATAATATATTTACTTTAATCTTCGTTATCATTCCAAGGAACAGGCCGCCAACCTAAGCGGTTTAAGTCTAATTCTATTTCTTCAGTTACAACACCTTCCGGCACATAGTTACGTCCAACTGTGTCTGTAGTAGGCTCACAGTGATCTAACCCGTAGCCGGATTCTTCATTGCCAATACCACTACAGTACCAATCAATGTAGTCACCCTTTTCCTGCATGTCAGCAACAATGCCACCACTGTGACGCCAACTAGCTGACCATACTTCGCCCTTCATCTCTTGCCAAAACTCTCTGCTTTGCCAAGTCATGTTACACATTGCCGCATACAAGTTTTGAGCATAATTGTCACTTGCTTTGACTTTGTCGCATAGTTCTTTGCTTGAGCGCAAATCATATTCCATGTTATTCTTTTGCCAAGCAGGATCGTGAATCTTGTTAGCATCATCGATCTTGATCTGTTCCCACATGTCAATGTATGCTTGATTGGGTTCTTCGCCTGCTTCTTCTGCTCGCCTAATTGCGCCTTCCTTTTGAAAGGTATTGCGTTCAGGGCTTGATGCTACTTTTTTCATTAGTGAAAGTTTCCTTTAAAACAATGCAGTGTTTCGTGACCTAACTGATGCATGGTAGCGTTCTTGCCAGTTATGATAGTGCAAGTAGTCTGCGCCCAAAAGCTACATGCCTGTACCATATAACCGAATCCTTTATTACCCAAATTACGACTTTCAGCTTCACAAGCCTTTTGGACATCGGGTACCACTCTCCAAGTAATTTGAGTTTGGTTAGTGTTAAGTTTACTAGCATCAAAAGTTGAGTCTGGATCTCTATAATTAAAACCACCTTGATTAATCTCAACACTAGGGTTATCATTGTTTCTGATATATTTACTGCCAAGAACGCAAAGTGTAGCGACTAGGATTGTGCCTACTATCTTTACTAAATCTAACTTTTTCATACGTGCCTCTGTGTGTGTTAATAAAATGGTGTAGACGGTAGGATTCGAACCTACAAAGGCACCCAATGGGCTAGCCCAGTTCCCTCCGTTCGCCGAAGCTACTAGGAGGAGGTATACCAAGTTCCACTCACGTCTACGTCATAATTATATAGTCAGAACAAGTTAAAGTCAAGTTATTTTGGACCCAATGGCGTTGTGTATTAAATACAGCTATAATGCAGATTCCATTTGAACAAATAATACGTTTTGGACAACAGACTATGTTAGACCGTCCATTATTCTCTACTAGTTGGATTTTGGGTAGGTTTTGTAATTACAATTGTAGTTACTGTTGGCCCTATGCCCGCAGTGATAAAGTTGATCATCAACCACTTGACGTGTATAAAGCCACCGTGGACGAGATCAAGCGGCAAGCACGAGCTAATGGCTTCAATCAATTCCACTGGAGCTTCAGCGGTGGTGAGCCTACAGCATACAAACAGTTGAATGATCTTGTTAAACATTTGGACGAAACTGAAAGCCCTTACCAAAGTATCCATATGACTACCAATTTGAGTCCCGGTAGCAAATGGTGGAACACTTGGTGCGCCAATACCGCGTTATTACAACGCCGTAGTATTACAGCCAGCTTTCACGATGAGTTTGCCAAAGAGCAAGAGTTTGGCGACAAGTGTTTACAGTTACAATATGAACTTGTACACGTTACAATTAATCAAGTAATGGTGCCTGAAAAGTTTGACGAATTGTATGCTCGTATGGAACGATTCCACAAACGTGGAATTAACGTAACACTCAAGCCGCAAAGTGATCCTACAGCGAGTGCGGTTGTAGATGGTTATACTGAAGACATGATCAAGTTAATGCGTGAAGGTTTCCCACAACGGGCATTTGGTGAAGAAGTTTACCAAATTAGACTCAGTGACGGTAATAAGGATTACTACTTGGATCAGGCAGAAAGATTTAATGCATTTGGTTTTAACAAGTTTAAAGATTGGACTTGCAATGCAGGATATCAAAGTGTTATAATACGAGGTAACGAAGTCAAACGTGCATACAGTTGTCATGAAGCTCCGTTAGGCACGATAGACAGTTTCGAATTATTTAAAGAACCTACTCGCTGTATCACTCCTAGCTGTGTTAGTAGTGCTGACAGTAAGATACCAAAATGCATAACGATTTAATATTGTCAACTATACCCGGTTTAGTAAAGAAAAACAAATTTCTTCCAGTAAATGCTCTAGTTGGTAAAAATTGGTCAGGCACTGACACCAAAGAACTATACGAACAAAATTTAAAAACAAAACCTGCAGACTGGTACTACAGGAATAACCAAGTCCGTTATACATTTAATAAAGACGGTTACCGTTCAGACGAATTTAAAAAAATTGACTGGGCAAACTCTGTAGTAGTGTTTGGATGCTCTAATGCATTTGGTGTAGGGATTGACGATGCAGATACTACGCCTGCTCAACTATCTAGACTTATTAACAAACCAGTCATTAACATGGGTGTTGGTGGATCCTCAATGATGTTTAATTTTCATAATTCATCTATTCTTAGAAGTAATTATCCTACACCACTAGCAGTGGTGCAGTTGTGGCCAGACTACAGTAGAATAGCGTACTATGAGAAAAGAAATATAATATCACATGGCAATTGGAATCAAGACGAAGAGGATAATTATTGGCACTACTGGATTAAAGATGATTCTCACAGCAAGGTACATGCATTGTTTGCTAGCAAGATAAGTAAAACCCTGTGGGAAGATACTGCTTATTGTGAATTTAGTTTTTTTACTGAAACAGCTAAATTGCTAGATTGTGGTTATCTAGAGAATGTTGATGAAGCTCGAGACATAATGCACCACGGCCCAAAGACACATGCAATAACAGCTCAACGAATTGCAAATATGATAAATTTATAATGTTACTAGATACAGAACACTTACACTATTGGATGCAGGCTATTAGACAAAGTCCAGATCCTATGCGGACCATGGATGCCTTTTGGTCAGGTCAACTTAAAAGTAAAGAATGGTTGATAGTTAATCTTAGAGCACATGTAAAAAAGTTTGTTAGTATTGACATTCACGGCGGATGGGTTGGTGTACTAGCCAGTATGCTATTTCAAAGTGATGTTCCAATTATCAACATCCGTAGCATTGATATTGATCCTGCCTGCGAGCCTATTGCTGTTAACATGAACAAGATCGAAGAAATAGTAGGCAAATTTCGAGCAGTTACAGCAGATATGTGCGCTATTCGCAGTGATGCAGATGTAGTTATTAACACTAGTTGTGAACATATAACTCAAGACCAATATGACATATGGTTAAGTGGCATGTCACATAACAGTCTTTTAGTACTACAAAGCAATAATTACAATATAGAAGAGCATGTTAGGATCTCTAACAGTTTGGAAGAATTTAAACAACAATGCGGCATCAATGTAATTTGGGCCGGAGAGTTGGAACTACCTTTGTATACTAGGTACATGTTAATAGGTTCACCTAATGTATAACTTAGCAGATATTAAAACAGTACACTTAGAAGTAACTAGTCGCTGTCAGGCAAGTTGTCCTATGTGTGCTCGCAATATACAAGGTGGTATTGACAATCCGTTTATGACAGTTACAGAAATTACTATTGAACAATTTAAAACCTGGTTCTCAGCAGGGTTTATCCAACAGTTAGATAGATTGTTTATGTGCGGTAACTTAGGTGATCCAATAGTTGCTAAAGATACTTTAAAAATATTTGAATACCTGCGTGAGATCAATCCTACAATCAGCCTAAGTATGAATACAAACGGTTCTGCAAAAAGCCAATCATTTTGGAAAAGTATTGCTGGGTTAGGGGTACATGTTCGATTTGGGATTGATGGATTAGAAGATACCCATAGCTTATATCGTATAGGCACACACTTTGACAAAATTATAGATAACGCTTGTAATTTTATACAAGCCGGCGGTAACGCTACATGGGACATGTTAATATTTGAACATAACAAACATCAAGTCAACGACTGTAAACAACTAAGTGTAGAACTTGGCTTTAAACAGTTTGTATCAAAAAATACTGCTAGATTTCGAGATGAACAATTAAATGTTTTAAACAAAGAAGGACAGACTATACATATACTATATCCTACAGATAGAAGTAAACAGATACTTGTTAACAAAGAAGTTAAAACTATAAGTTGTAAAGTACAAAAAGAAAAAAGCCTATATGTTAGTGCAACTGGCATAGTAAGTCCATGTTGTTGGTTAGACAATGAATGGCAATCTCCTAACAATCCTAACCGCATAGACTACATGGATAAGATAGGAACTAGATTAGACCTACATAAACACACATTAGCAGAATTGTTCAAACAGAATATGTTTACTAAAATTGAAAATACTTGGGCATGTGATCCACTAAAAGAATGTGCAAAACAATGCGGCGAAGTAGATAGATTTCACGAACAATTTAATTGAGAGAAATATGGAAAACAAGATTAAACAGTGGCAAGATAAAATTGAAGTAGTGTCGGGAAGCAAGACGTTCTGCGTACTACCATGGATACACTTTGCTACCCGCCCAAATGGCGACATGCGTCTGTGCTGTAGTGCAAATGCCAGTGGTGCAAAAGACGGTGTATATGATGCCGGACTAGTTAAAAATGAAAAGGGTGTACCTGCTAACTTTGGACTTGAAACTCCTATGAGTGCTTGGAACAACGAGTACATGAAAGATGTACGCTTGACCATGCTGGAAGGAAAGATACCTGCTAGTTGTAGTAAGTGTATTGCTGAAGAATCTCGAGGTGTTGCCAGCAAGCGTATTTGGGAAACAGGTTCTTGGATGGAAGATGGAATTGACATTGAAGAGCTTATCAAGCAAACTGAGGAAGACGGTACAGTACCTGAGAAACTGGTTTACTTGGATTTGCGCTTAGGGCACACCTGTAATCTTAAATGTGTTATGTGTAGTCCGCACGACAGTAGTCAGTGGGTAGGCGACCATAAAAAGATATATCCTCTATTTGAACACAAGTTACTTAAAGATCAGTTAGTGTGGAATCGAAAAGAGTTCAACAACAAGTGGCATGAAAATCCAGACTTCTGGAAAGAGATGTACGCACAGATTCCTAACCTAAAGCAAGTTTATTTTGCTGGTGGTGAACCTTTGATGATTCGTGAGCATAAATGGTTCCTGGAGGAAATTATTAGACAGGGATACGCAGACAAGATCCTTGTACGGTACAATACAAATGGACTACTAGTAGATGACGAAATTATCGAACTATGGAAAAAATTTAAAAAGGTCAAAGTGGGTTTTAGCATTGACGCTGTCAGTGACCGTAATTACTATATACGCTATCCTAGTGATTGGGCTACTATCGAACGTAATCTTCACAAGCTAGATAACACACCTGACAACATACAAGTTAGTATTGCTACTGCAATACAGCTATTAAACATCAAACACCTAGCAGATTTTGCCAAGTGGAAGATTACACAGAACTTTAAAAAAGTAAATCTTGAAAATACAGTAGGCGGCATACAAGCAGGTGGTGGAATTATTAATATGCATCTGTTGTATATACCCACATACCTAAGCATTAAGTTATTGCCTGAAGCAGACAAAGAAGAAGTTCGTAAGAGTTTTACAGACCTTGCTAACTGGTTACATGCAAACTACAGGCAAGACGAAGATTTTTGGAAACAAAATCCTTACGGTTGGAAGCGTTGGCAAGCAGTACTAAACTTTATGGACTCTGAAGATCACAGTGAGCAGTTGCCTGCATTTAAAGAATACATTGAAAAATTAGAAGCGATACGTGGAACAGATTTTAAATCTACATTTCCGGAACTAGCGCATTTAATATGATAACCCAAGTTATTAATTCTAGAACTCCTGAAACATTGTACATACAGTACATGATAGGAAATTTGTGTAATTATAAATGTACCTATTGTTTTCCAGGAAGCAACGAAGGCGACTTTCCTTGGCCAGATGTTAACCTTGTGATTAAGAATTTAGATCATTTAATAAATGCATACAAACAACAAGGCAAAACTAAGTTTGAATTTTATATATTAGGTGGAGAACCTACTATATGGAAAGATTTGCCTATACTATGCAAACATCTAAAAGAACATCATAATACTGTTATTCGTATTTCTACAAACGGCAGTAGATCTGTTAATTGGTGGACTCGTAACATAGAATATTTTGATAGCATAGAGATATCAGTACATCACGAGTTTTGTAAAGTTGATCATATTAAAGCAGTAGGGGATTTGATTTACGATAGAAATACTAAAGTGGTTGGCAATGTTTTAATGGACCCGTCAAACTTTAAAGGTTGCCAATCTATAGTAGACAAATTAAATACTAGCAACAACGCATGGCCAGTTATTTCTAAAGTTGTTCATTTTAATGGTGAAGTAAGATATACGGACGCAGAAAAAGAATATTTCTTAGAACCAATTAAACGTTGGCCTAATATGGATTGGTGGAATAGGTTACCTAATCATGAGCATAACGAAGTATGGGTAATAGAAGATAACGAAAAAAAACTTGTTGAAGAAAACTGGTTTGCGTTAAATGATAAAAACAGATTTAAAGGTTGGAGTTGTAATCTAGGAGTTGACTATTTTGAAATATTTCAAGATGGTACTATTAGAGGAACTTGCCAACAGCCCGTTTATAATACTTTAATGAAGTATAGTATATATGATACTGAGTTTGTCAAAAAGTTTACGCCAGTAATTGCACCAGTAAAGTGCGGCAAAGAATTATGCGTATGTGCAGGTGAAACAACTATAGACAAACGGATTATACCTATTCAACTAGTTTAAGTATTGTAGTCTCTTTCCACAACTGTTTAAAGTCATCTAATCCTTTTGCTTTGGGTACACACATTCCGCAGCCGCATCTTTGATTAGGGCATACAATAGGACTTACTGGTTTAGATAACATGTCGTGTACTTGATTAAGTATTGCAGACGAATCGCGTAGATTTCCGATTGGGCCGCGACCAGTATGAGTTGCTTGGCAAGTTTGATGATGAAACACATCTCCTGATTTTTGGTCAACATGTAGGAAGTACCAGTTAACAGTACAATACCAATCTTTGAACCAATTGTCTACTAATTTAACTTCTTGCCATTTGTTGTTAACTAACCCTTCTGTACACCTTCCACCACAACACGCTCTGCCTACATTTGTACCTTCTGTAGTGGTAGTTGCTTTACGAGGTTGTCCCATCCAATTGTAAAACCAGTCTTGTTGTTCTTCTGTATATTCGTGACTTGTTCGTCTGTTAGTTCCGTCGCTATCTATAAACCATCCTTTACGTACAATACTACCATCCCCAACTGGAACAGGATTAACTTTAACACCCTGACTTTTTAGTAGTTCACATATTTTCTTCGCTTCTTCAAAGTAATCACAGTGAAGCATAATGTTAGCCTGTACACTCATACCTGCATTATGTAAGAATAAAATATTTGTTATAGTTCTATCTTTAAGATGTTGTTCAGCTTCAGCATGCCAACTAATAGTTGCATGGGCAAAGTTTTTTAAAATCTTTTCTGTAAAATTAGTGCCCCAAGTTCCGTTAGTTGTGAGACTAAGTCGAAACTCGTTTGTGTTAGCAATAAGATCTAACAGCGGCCAAAAATTGTTGTTGATTGTTGGTTCACCACCGGTAAAATCTATATTAGTTTTACTAGAGCTAACACGTTTGCTATTATAAATCTTTACATACTTGTGTATGAATCTAAAAGTATTAGTAAGATCTTCTAATGTTGGCAGCGGACTAATAATATCGTGACGTGTACTTTCACAGTAAGAGCAATCCAAATTGCATCTTCGTAGAATATCCCATGTGACCATAAACGGCTCGGGCGATTTTAATTTAATTGCGGTAGTTTGGATCATATTTTGTCAATGGGATATCAGCCGCGCAGGTACAGAAATTACGGTCACAAGTTACGGGTTCGCTAGGAGCAACGAAGTTGCCTTCATATATGTTGCCAAGACTACCACCGACTCTACAAGTCGCTCTGTGTACATCTCCGTCCCAATTTATCATTAGGCTTTCTATACCTGCCCAGCATGACCAAGTTTTATATTTGTTTAAACTTAATTTAATAATGTCGTTAGCATGAATAAGTTGTACGCCGTCAATTACTGTGTTTGCCTCTACAGTGGATTCCATTTCTTTTAATAATTCTAAATCATTTAGATTGTAACGCATGTCGTCAAACAAATCGTGATCACCTTCTGTCCAGCGTATGCGTCTAACTGTATTGGGAATGTGTGCTAACAAACACTTAGCACGTAATTGTACCACAGCATCCATATGATCGTGATGTGCCATAATCTGTGCTATGACTTTTTTGTTTGTTGAATTAACAATACTTTCCACTGTGTTGAAAACACGCTTCCAGTCAAACTCTAAGTGTATACTAAACACAATTTGATCTGCTTCCAGTGCTGAATAAAATTGGTACGGCAGTGTGCCATTAGTTGTTACGCTGACCCATGTAATACCAACGTGTTTACAATACTTGACTAGTTCTAGAAACTTAGGATGTACGCACGGTTCGCCGCCCGTGAAACTAAGACGCACGGGCTTACTTAGAGACACAAGTCTATCTACCGTTGCTTTAAGTATTTTTATATCAGTGTGCGGGCTTGTGTTGTCATGTATTGACGCAGGGCAATAGCTACAATCGTAGTTACAACGCTTGCCAAGATTCCACTCAACCTTAATGCTATTTTGATGGGGCCAACGGCCTACAACACTACGCATATTTTTTAAACTCCGGCATTACAGATAACAAACTTTGATTGCGGGTAGAGTCCAATGCCAAGTTAAAATCTAAAAAGTCCTGCCATAAGTTATTTTGATCTGTTGCTTGTAAGTAGTTAATGTTGTCTTGTATCTGTTGGTGTGTGACTTTACCCAACAGCACATTCTTTTTAACTGCATCCCATGTATCTACCCGTAGTTTAACTTCTTGTAGTCGTTGTATTGCTATCTCTTTTAATTCTTGCGGCAACACCTGTGCTGACAAACAGTTAGGATAGCTAACACGATGGCTATAAAATATAATGTCCATCTTGTTAATAAAATAATCAATGCACTCTGCGGCTTGCAGTACATTGCCGGCTTGTGCTGTGAATGCACCTACTACACGGCTTACGTTTGGTATCTTTTTTATTTCTTTGATGTTTTCTTCAACTTGATTAAAATCACCGTTGCCACGTATGTAATTGTAAACATCATGAATGCCGTCCATGCTGACGTTAACAGCAACGCTTCTAAAATGAGGCCAGTAGTCATGTATAGTTCTTCCTTTGTTGATACCTAGTGTTGTGCCGTTAGTGGCGTACTTAATTTCAATGTTCTTACCATAAGGCTTGAGCATATCAAGTATTCGATAATGCTGTGGATCCATTAAAGGTTCGCCACCGGCAAACTCCACACGTCTAAAGTGTGGCAGTAACTTTTCAAAACTAGTCCACCAGTTATCACTATCATCGAATGTTCCAATGTATTTTCCCGGAGTGTCTACCAGTTCTCTAATTGTACCTACAAGGTAGTTGTTTTCTTTTTTATAAAACGGTTCTACTTTATCCCAGTCTTTCCAATTTGTACTGTCTAACGGATTGCACATGCGACACTTTAAGTTACATAGATTGTTGAGTTTAATTTCTATTGTAGGAAATTCAAACGGCAATATTTCTTGTAATAGTGCGTTAGGATACAAGTTAATACGTGCTTCAGGTATAATTCCGTTAATGTGACGTTGACGTAAACTTTCAACACCTTGATCTTCTAAATCGAAACAGGGTTTACAAACATCAGGCCGTTCGTTATTAAGTACTTGGAAACGTACCTTACGCATAGTATCATTATTCCAAATCTCTTCTAAGCTCTGGCATTTAATGTTGCCAACAGGCAAACTACGACAACAGACTTTAACGGCTCCGTCTTCTCTAGTTGCCAGCCCTGTAAAAGGGTGCATACAGAATGTTTTACTTTGATTGTTCAATTGCCCACTCTCGTTCTTTACACCAGAAGCAATTGCCACATACTGGCACATATTGTCCAGGTGTATATGTTGTGTAATTATTACCTTCAATTATTCCTTCACAACTGCGTGTGAGATCAAAAAGGTCCATAATATCTAACTCTTTATATTGTAACATAATCCAGGCCTTGTCCACAAACCTAAATGGATGACTTACTACCATATCCATGTGAATCATATACTCTAAATGCGTATTATCTTCAGTAGGCTCGATATCTCTCTCTAGCATTCCGTTAAACATAGCCAAACGTGGATTACGTGTAACACCATTATAGAATGCATCAACATCATGTTTGTGGCAAATGTATTCTGCGTATGCTCTCGATTGTATGTTGTCCCCACTCACTTTCTTACCATACTCATCTGTTAAGTTTGGGCCTGCACTTCCGTACTCTAGCTCCGGAGCTATAAAGTTAATGTGACGCTTGAATGTAATATGATAGAATTCTTGAAACAGCCAACCGTATACTTTGTCCGCATCATGTTGTTGCCACGGCTTTGTTTTCCAACAGCGTACATGGTTGATAATGTGTACAGTAACATCATGTTCTTTAGCTTTTTGGCAAACCATGTAGGCCAATAATGCACTATCCGCACCGCCGCTTACAGCAACAGCAATGTTTTTCCAACTTGGATCAAAGGGAATAATAGGCATGGAAATATTTATGTGCTAATATAACTAGCTAAATATTTTTATGATTACTAAACAAATATGGGTATGCCCAGAAGGCTTAATTGAACAGGCACTAAAAGAGTGTCCTATTACAGGCACTATTGTACTCAATGAACCAACAAGTGACTTCTTTTATGATAGATGGCAAATTAAAGACTTGTACAAAGACACACCTTGGGAAAAAGTATTAAACTCTATGCCAATGAGCATTGGACAAGCACGTATTATCAAAATGGAACCTGGTGAAAGTTATATGGCTCATGCTGATATTGATAATCGCTGGCATTTAAACTTAACAGGCGAACAAGCATACCTAATTGACCTAGACGAAAAAGTCATGTATGAGTGTGTTAAAGATAATCGTTGGGCATATATGGATGCTAGTCAAATACATGCGGCCACAAATTATGGATCTATTCCACGCTTACAATTAGTAGTACGCGAGCCGTTGAGACGCAGTCGTCAGCCAGTAGATTTAGTCAGCATTGGTATGGAACCAGCTTACGAGCAACACGATTTTAGATATAAGTTTGATAAAATTTTTAGTCCATTTTTAAATCGTGCTAATCAGAAATACAAACTATCAGACTTTGCTCATACTACATTTTGTTTGACATTTAAACTAGAACGCGAACTATTTGATGAATTTAAACAATTACTAACACCGGAGTTCAAAGTTACCTATGCTTGATACTAGCAATTGGCAACCGTTCTTTAAGTTTGGGGACGACGGCAGACTATGTTTAGCTCAACAAACATATGAACCGTTAATCAGTGCTGACCGTAAAGTGTTCTGTGCTAATTATGATTGGCAAAACAAGTACCAGCGCACGTATGAAGATAGAGAATTATATACAGCAGATGTATGTGATTGGTTTTTTGAAAACGAACTATATCATTTAACAAAATTTAAAGGAAAGTCGTACGTTCCTAATATACTAGACATTGATTACAAAAATAAGAAAATATTCTTTGAGTGGAACGGCTATACCTTTAACGAAATTCTACACAATAACAAACCAGTTGAGTGGTGTGATCAACTAAAATACATAATGTTAGACTTGTATAACGAAGGCACATATAAACTTACAATGTATCCACACTGTCATTTTTTAGATTCAAATGGTGTAATGAAAACAATTGATTGGTATGGGTGCGTTCCGATAAACAAGCCAGTAATTGCAACTAAGTATATGGATGCAATAGTTCACGAAACTGCTAGGTTTAGATTAGATGAGACTGGACGCAATGCTACACATTATAATTTAGAATTAATGTATAAAAAATCTATGCGTGACCATGTTAAATGGGGTGAAAAATCTTTAGGATATATCTATGACGAAATACATTGGAACAACTAAAGACTTAATTGATTGGGATTCTATTATATCTAGTCTTGTTCCAAAGACTGGCGATTATAATTCTGTTAAATCTGTAGTTGATAGGTCAGAGGCTAACTGGGAAGATGATCCTGCCTTACTAGGTTCCTACCACGAAATCATAGGTACTTGGCAAAAAGCCAAGTACGATTTAAATAATATTGAATGGTGGGATTACTACCCAGGCCAACACTTTGATATAGATGTGCAAGATAAGTTTGCTAACCTAGTCAATGCTGAACCTCTGCGTGTTTTTATTAGCGAAGTTATGCCCGGCCAATGTGTACCGTATCATTGGGATGTAGAAGACCGTGAAGAAGAGTGGTTGAAATTAGGGCCACTTGTACGTTACGTATGTTTTATAGATAAACCAAAATTTGGTCACGTTCTTATTTTAGATGAAGAATTTTTTTATAATACAGCACAGCATTTAGTATATGAGTGGAACAGTTATAGAAATTATCACGCCGGAACAAATTGCGGTACTGAGCCATATTATCTGTTTCATTTTTTAGGTAGACCGCGATGATTGAATACAAAGGTAGTTGCCCAATTAACTGGCAACAGTTGATTGAACATTTAGAAACGCAAACTCCTGAGGTTGGACCAAAGCACAAAGCCGGCGATAATATTCCCGGTTTAAAAGAAGTAACAGACATGTGGGATAAAGCAGGATACGGTACTAGTGTACAGTGGGATATGTTTTATCCAGGAATACATTTTGATAATAATATTGTAGAACAATTTGTTACATGGTCAGGATTAACATCTTATACTAATGCCTGGGTAAGTCGTATACATCCGGGATACTTTGCTCCAATACACTGGGACGTACAAGACGATGAGCCGTTGCCTGATACTGTACGCTATCATGTACATATGAGTAAACCACAGTTTGGTCATATTTTTATAGCTGAAGATACCTGTTTATACAATCAACCACAAGGCTCCGCTTACAAGTGGAGTAGTCGTAAAGCATGGCACGCTGGTACTAACTGTGGGTTAGTACCAAAATACATTTTTAATATTTGGTAACTATGAAGATTACTATTACTGGAACTACTCGCGGCCTTGGACAAGCACTGCATGACCACTTTGTTAATAAAGGATGTCATGTAACAGCGTTCAATAGAGAATCAGACATGAGTGCCGCAGTTGGTTGTGATTTGTTTATTAATAATGCCTACGGCATACAAATGAGTATACTTAATCAGTTGTATGCAAGTGTTGGCAAGATGGTTGTCATGGGCAGTATAGTCACAGATTTTCCTGATGTAGAAATGCCAGACTACACCGAGCAAAAAACAAAATTAGAAGAACGTGTGTTAGAGCTTAATCTTCCCAACATACTGTTATTAAAACTATCCAGCACTGCTTACAACGATTCTCAAGTTGTAATCAATGCTATAGAGTATTGGCTAGCTAACCCATTAGTTAATGTTATATCGTTTAGAGCAACTGGAGCACCAAACAGATGAAAGTGGTAATTACAGGACACACTTGGGGAATAGGTAAAGCCTTATATGACAGTTTCAAATCTGCCGAGTGGGAAGTTGTTGGACTTAGTCGTAGTAATGGCTATGACATAAACGCAGACTTTGATCAGGTAGTGGAAGCCGCAACCGGTGCTGACTTGTTTATTAACAATGCGTACCGTGACAAACAACAGACTAAGTTAGTTCATGCTCTTAAAAACAAAGTTGGCAAGATGATTGTCATGGGTAGTGTAAGTAGATTATATCCAGAGCTTATTCATACAGATTATGTACACGATAAGCAAGAGCTAGCAGAAGCATGTAGACTTATCAGCATAAATCCTAACGGCATTGATATACTACACTTGGATTTAAGTTTTATAGAAGGTCAAGATCCAGACCCTAACAAGCCAACTGATTTTATAAGTGATTATAATATACAGCATAAAGAGATATTAAATACTATTGATTTTTGGATGACTAATCCTAAGATTAGACAGATAGAGTTTCGTTGGAAGTTAACTCCGTTTGTTTACAATCAACTTAAAGCCGCATTTCCTACCCTAGATGATTCCAGAGTAAAATATGAATAAAATCAAACTAGACACTTACTTGTCTGTAGTAGTAAACAACCTATGCAACATGACTTGTAGCCATTGCGGCGGCCTTGCCTGTTACGATTTTACTGGAAATTTTGATTGGAAGGAAAATGCTCATCGTTGGGGAAAATGGGCAGAATATTTAGACACAGACGAAATAGCATTTGCTGGCGGGGAAATGTTTTTACATCCAAACTTAGATGAATGGTTTGTAAACATGAGAAGATTATGGCCAAACGCACATATTGAAATTCCAACCAACGGTTCTAAACTAATTAAGCGTAAAGACCTGGCACATCTTATTATGGGTGATGGCAATGCGCACCTACGTGTATCATGTCATTATGAAAGTGAAGAAGAATATCAAAAATTAAAGGACGATGTACTAATAGTACTTGAGCCCTGGGCTGACAAGATGCATGTTGTTGAAGCGGAATATATTCCAAATAAACAAAACAGATCAACATCATACTATATTAACGACATACGTATTTTAAGATACGAGCATTTTATACATTTCTTTAAACCGTATCACGATCGTGTTGAGAACGGAACTGTACACTTTGTTATGGGTGGGGATCAGGAAAAAAGTTTTGAAGCTTGTGTATGGCATAGTGAGTACAACATACAACACGGACTAATGTTTCATTGCCCTGCTGTAACAAACTATCCTGAAGCAAAGAAGCAAGTGAAGTATGTGCTAGAGGCGCAGGAGATTTTAGAAAAGTATAAAGCGTGTGATCCGTTAGACGGTTACGAAGTTGTTAAACAGTTTATAGAACATGATCTAAAACAATCAATTGAAGTGTGCAAACTATGTGCATTTGACAAACAAACAGACACAAAATTACCTCATATAAAATTTACTCTTGATCCTAACTTTAAAAAGAAATTTAGGAATATCCCAATTAAGACCATCTAGGATAACGTTCTAAGTTAGCAAGAAACTTTTCTGGATATATACGCCACACAGTTTGATCTGTATTACGATAATTCATTTCGCATACACGTTCTACAATACCCAACTTAGCAAGTGTAGGAAAGTAATGTCTGTGTACAAGTCGTTGACTCGCTACCGTGCTTTCATTACTGGTAGCATACAACTCACCTTTTGCCCAGTCAATACATGCCGGCAGTAAGAACTGATCTGTTAAGTTCTGATGTTCGGCAATTAACTTTCTAGGAGTTATTAATCCGCCATTCTGACGAGCAGTGCCAAATGTACAAGTACGTGCTAGTACACGATACGCATTAGGTCCCATTTCATTAAAACTATGTGCGGCAACACTACCGACAGCCTTATCGTCTTGATATAGTATCCATGCCGCCCACGTTGGCTCATTACGAAAGCAGTCTATCATTGCCTTCTGGCTAGCATTGTTAGAAAAGCCTCGGCGTTCTGCTTCAGCGTAAAACGCTGTTAGGTTTAAACCTTCTGTCCAGTTAACGACGGTGTACATGTATCACGTCTTCTCGAGTTCTGTTAAAGTGACTAGTGCCGCACATATCACACTCTGAAATAGAGCAGTACTTAGTAGCATGGAAGTTCATAACTTCTTCGTCTGTACACGTTTCCAAATCTAAATATTTGTAGTTGCGATATTTCTGCCAATCTGGATCGTCTTGGCTTCCGTGGTATTCTAAGAAACGTTCCAATGTGCCTAGTGCAGAACACTTGTACAATTTCTTGTCTATCATAAAACTACACATTGGACTGCTACATCCGTCTTTATATGATAGCGCAGAGTTGCCAGTCATAAAAGGTTTAGGTTTTCCGTTCTTCATGTAGTGATGCATCTTAAATTCAGTTTGAGGTCTAAAATGTAAAAAGATTTTATCATTGTGGAAGTACTGATCAACTGGCTGTTCACCTAAGAAATATTCCCCTTGCTCCTCAATCCAAGTATTAAGATACGGATCATTTCTAGGATTGTCTAATCTTAACAGTTTTGTTAAGAACGTGTTAGCATCACCGTTAGTCAGCTGTAGCATATTGACTAATGTGTTTACACTAGCAGTTATCTTAGCAGTCATTTTCTCATCAAATGCCGCAAAGTGATTACATACAAACAAACTAGTTTCGTACTGTTGCATGAGTAATGCAACAGCATCTAAATTTTTAGATAGTAATGCACCATTTGTAGACACTTGTATCTTTGCAGTTGGATCTATCTTTCGTATGTGTGCAAGTATAATTTCAATCTTATCTAAGTAGTATAGTGGTTCTCCACCAATGAAACTATAAAGGTCAATATCAAACTTTTCTTTTGCTAACGTAATACCTTCAAGAATTGTGTCAATATGCGGATCGTTTTCTGTTGTTCTAATAATGTCGCTACGAGTATCGCAATGTCTACACGCTAGATTACATTTAGTACCGTAGTAAATATCAAACATTTTAATATAAGGTTTATTCATATATGTGCTTGGCCCTGTCTATAAAGTCAGAAGGAAAGTTTGTTTTAAAACTTTCAAATGCTAACTGTTGTATTTGATCATGTGGAGTGGGAGCATCTACATCAATGCCTAGAGCAAGCATTTTAGGAAATAAGTCTGCTTGTCTATCTTCACTAATATGACTCATTACACTACGCAGGCTAATTGGAGAACTTGTGCTATTATAACAAAAAAAGTAATTAATACTTTTAAGTTGTCCATCCACTATGAAATAACTACTAGGATGTAAACTGTATTTGTATATGCCCAGTGACTTGTGTGCTTTAAATATACCTAGCATTTGTTCTTGCCAGTTGGGCAGTATGTCGTCATAGGTACAGTTGTTATCGAGTGTTTGTTGCCAAAAATCTACACCTTGTATTTCAAAATACATTTTACGTTGAGTTAAGTCAATATTAGTTATTGTGGGAACAAGTGCCGGATAGTTGTTACGCATTTGCGTTATATAATTAATTTCACGTAACCACTTTTCTTCCATCAACAATGAATCAACTACTTGATTCTGTCCCTTGTGATAATCAGTATCATTAACATAATGTTGACAAAATATAGTTTTGGATTTGTTTATCAAACTGGTATAAATTAGGTTATTACGACACAGCCCCTTGCCGGGAACGTTGTTGTAATAGTAGTCGAATTCTGTCTGCATGTACGTACTTATCAGCTAAGTACTAGCATGATACGCGGTATTGGTGGACAACCTTATATAAACTTAGACCCATTTTTAGATATAGATGGGTTTAAAAACTTACACCCGGAAATATGTAAGGGCTTTGCTTTGGCAAGAGATTATGCCAAAGAAGGCACTTGGATGAAACCTGGCTTTGATTGGAAAGATGCTAGTTACATAGTTAACTGGAAACCAATTTACAAGGCTGTAGAAGAATACTTGGCATTACCTGAGACTGATCCTATACGTGTTGCAGGCGACCCTATGTACTTTACAGACCTGAGCAACTTTAAAAATCGTAATACATTTACTCGCTATTTAAAAATGGCCATGGGTGCCAGTGATCCTTACATTTACTACTTTCTTTGGGAACAAGGTGACTGGAATGATCGTACTGCTGAACGTAAGCCTACAGAAGAAAGCCAACACTTTCCCGGAGTAGTAGCATGGGTAAACAACCTAGTAGAACAAAATATCATTAGCCAAATTGGTCGTGTTATATTTTTTCACTGTGATCATAACGGACTAGCATTTGAACATAGAGATTTAGATGCTAACAACGGAGTGTTAGAAAAGAACTCCTACACTGATCATCGAAACGAATTTATACACATACGTTTTAGAACAAAGCGTGGGTTTTACGTTTGGGATCCAGAAACAGAAAACAAATATTATATTAACAGTAATGCCGGTTTCTGGAATGATGAAGACTGGCATGGCGGTGATAGCAGTGATGAACAAGAGTATGCGTTACGTGTGGACTGTAAGTTCACAGACGAATTTCGTGCTAAACTAGGTATAAACAAACTGGAACATTATTAATGAAAGAAACAATCATATTAAACTTTCCACGCATTAGTGTATTTGAAAATGTAATACCACTTGATGTATGTGATGCTATGATTGCCAAGTATACAAGTGCAATGAATCCTAATGCTGGCATAGAAAGTCGAGAACAAACATACGGACAAATTACAGAAGAAGTAGAGCAACGTGCTATTAGCCAATCAACAGATCCGGCAGACCGTGCATATTTTAAAAGTTTGTTAGCAAAAGCGGTTAGCATACCCGAAAGTCATGTTGAGGCCGGCGACATTTACAGATACGAAGAAGGACAGTACTTTGGTCTGCACCACGACTTTCCTTATAATATTACGGTTGTGCCTTACTATAGTAAAGGTGGGGATAGAAAAGCAACTGCTATATTTTGGTTTAACGATGACTACGAAGGTGGGCGTTGTACATGGCCAGAGTTAGGAGTTACTGTTGAACCTAAGAAAGGCGGCATGATGTATTTTGAATATGACTACCCCGACGAAGAAACTAACATGTCTACAATTCACGAATCGTTGCCTTTAACTAAGGGTAACAAATGGATTGCGGCATTCTTTATGTCCAACGGACCACAAGTTGAATGATCAGTTGCGGAAATTATAGTTCCTGGATTAATCCATTATGGGAACATAAAATTCTAACAACTAACGGGCAAGCGCGGCCGCGTGATTGGCCTGCATCTACTGCTGTAGAGTCTGCTGAATATAGTAGATACGAAATGGCAGGGTATGATTTAAATGCTGTTAACTGGTGGGTGTACGAAGAACAAGATTTAAACTTGTCTATTACTCCCACATGGACAACAGGCAATGTACATTGGTGGTTTACTAAACTGTTGCCGGGACAGTATATGCCCATGCATACAGATCCACACGCACATGATAAACCTTGTAAGCGTTACTGGATGCCGTTACAAGACTATTGTGCTGGCCATGTATTCGTATACAAAGACGAAATGATTACTGGCTACAAGGCAGGAGATGTTTACCAGTTCGAAAATGAAACTGACATACACGGCGCCGCCAACATAGGCCATACTCCACGCATCATGCTGTTAGTTACGGAGTACTTATGAAGATAGGATTTTTTGGAGATAGTTTTGTTCACGAAATAAGCAATCCCCATAGTTGGTATTACAAGTATGATACCTTTTTAAAACGCATTAAAGATCATTACAATGCAGACATTGTAAACTTAGGAGTTGGTGGCAGTAGCTATTGGGATGTCATGCTTAAACAGTTCCGCCCATACGAAAATAATTTACCAGATGTATGTGTATTTTGTTGGACTGACTTTAGCCGAGTGTATCATCCTACAGTAAGAAATATTGGGTCGTGGACTCTAGCGCCTCACAAGTGGAAGGATACTCACTATTCTCACTTATTGAATTACAAGACTATTAGAGCAGGGAAAGAATATTTTACACATTTGTACGATCATGAAAAAGCAAAACAAGAATCTGTTGCTTCTTTTTACTATTATGATAGAGAGGTGCTAGCCTCTATACAACATAAAACTAAGATTATTCATCTATGGAGTTTTGGACTTCCTACTGTTTGGGAACAAGACAATCCGTACTATCCTGATAACATAAATTACTTACACAGATGGCAAACTGGAACAGAAGTTAGGCCAAGCCTAAAATGCTTTAGTTCAATTGGTAGAGCTACCCTTGATGACGGCATGGCAGCAAATCATTTAGGTAGTACATTAAATAATAAACTAATTGCTGACATTGTTATTGAAGCAATTGATAATCACTCAAATGGTCAACTAATAGTTAAAGATGCCATGTGGGAACAGTATCAAACAATTCAACCTTAAGGCTAGAATATACTTCTGCATTAGGTATAGCTGTTTGTATTTTATCTAACAATTCTGTTTCTTTGTATTTTCTATACGACCAACTATAAAAGAATACAGTTCCTTCATAGTTAAAAATATTTGATAAGTTTATTAAAGTATCTGAAATGCTAGTATCTATATAATCTACTAAACTACCTTCTCCAAGCAAATCACACAATATAAATTTGTATTCTGGAAACTTTTCCTTCCAGTAGTTTAATGATGCTTGATTATAATCATACATAATCACGGTAGCGTCAGTTGCCAAATAGTCTGCAAACCAAAAGCCGCTAGCAGGAGTTACAATTTGCTTATATTTCTTCAGTGGTAAGTGTACTGTTTCTGTATTACTAGTGTGAACAAACGTATCGTGACAAAAGTTTAATCTGTGATACGCCCAACTTAAATTCTTATAAAAGTCTTTAGGGCTTTCTGGATAAAAATGTCTTTTATTATTGCGGATGTTACTATCAAACACTAAAACTGTTTCTTTATTATTAAACGCTACGCTTAGAATATTCCAACCATGACACTTATGTTGATATTCATCTCTAGTATAGTCACCATATCCTATAGTTAGTGGAGTATAATCATCGTGTATATTGTCCTTACTACGTAACGGAATATTCTGTATGTGTTTACTGCCAAATTCTTGTTTGCCAATTTCTGGACAACCTAATTCTTTATATTTCTCTAAGTTGATAACATAACATTGATGATGTAACTCATAGTATGCATCCGCTCTGTCTAAAATATGTCCTGCAACAAAGAAATCATTTTTAATCATTGCAAGGATTGCGTCAAAAAATTTAGTACCATTAATAAACTCTGCGCCTGTGCTGAACACTACTGCCCATTTATGGCCTTTATTACAAGCATGTTGTAATAGTACATCCTCATCAATCCACTGATAAACAGTCCACCCTTTGTTATATATGTTAGCTAATGTGCCGTCAGCTTGGTTTTTCATAAACTCTCGAATATTGCTTTGGTAAGTCCGTGTGTTGTCCACGAAGCAAAATGCTATGTCAGTTTTCCAACCAGGATTAAATTCTAATACATTCATTTTACTGTGCTAACCTGACACGTATAGAAATTTTCTGTACCGCAGTTAGCCGCATAGTGTACAACTTCAGTATCAAAGTACCAAGTATCCCCGGCCTTCCATTCAGTTAATGCCCAGTCATCTAATTGTACTATGTGTCCAGGTTTCCAATCTTCCAACATAACTAGGTAACGCACACATTGTTCTACAGCTACATTCTTTTTGGTCTTGAGCATGTAAAAATAATCACGGTGGATTGGAACTACTTCACGTGGTTCAAGCGTTAACCAACATACACTGCCTTCTTCAACATACAATGATTGATAGAATTGCGGCCAGCATGACGGCAGTTGTTCGTTAAATGATTGTTTAAGCATTATAGGAGGTTCAGCATAGTTAGGATGCGGAACAGCATGTGGTGCTATAGGAGTTTCATGTAGAGCAACATATGATTTTAAATCGTCCTGCCAGAAGGGAAATATTTTGTTGGCTTTGCCTTTCATTGGAAGTAGTCCTCTAGTGAACCAGTACGGCGTAAGTCTAATGTAGCACAGTGAAAGCCTCCGCTTAGTGTAGCCGCATGACGCATTGGTAGTGGTATAACTGTAAACTTACGTTTTTCTAATTCACGTATTAGCGATAGTTGTGTGTTGCCCACACATACTGTATTAGGATTAACGCTTAGGATATTCATACCAATATACGGACTGCATGGACTAATACTACCAGGCCCACTTGAGGGTGGAACAATAGGTGTAACGTCTTGGAAATAAATCTTATCCCACGATTCAAATAACTTGGGACAGTTGTCTGGATTAACGCGAGTACTGTTAAGCAATACTAGTCCCGGACGCAATGGAATAATAGTACTGTCCATGTGTGCGAAACTGTAAATGTGTTCAGCCGCATGTACACGATAACCACGACGTTCTAGTGTATTACGTAACCATTGTAATCCTAGATGATTGCCTGTGTTACTAATTTGAAACAATATGTCCTTGCCTAAGCGTATACAGTTAGGAGCGTCAAACACTGGCTCAAGATTAGTTAAACTTGGCTTGCTAAGATCTGTAAAGTTATAGCTGGCATCTGTAAGGATAGGCTTAGGAGCCGCAACCCACTCAACTCCATCTTTGACAGCGTCTATCATGATGTTGTGGTAAGCACGAGTTTCAAAATATCTAGCACGGCATGGACTTGGGGTTTCAATCATTAAGTTGTCTAATGGCAGTAACAAGTCACGTGGACACCACGTATACCATCCAGTAGTTTTCCATTCGGGTGTACTAAACTCTTTAGCATTATCTTGGACAGCAGGACGATGAACTTTAACATGGCACTGTTCTAATGCGTTAACTAGTGCTTCCATATCTTCGTTTGCTTCATCGATTAGTGATTGTGGGTACTGTCCTGCTAAAGGTTTGATTGTTTCTATGTCGTGGTTAGTGTAGCACATACTCATAGTACTAGCATCTACTGTAGGAACACGGGCATTATCTGCTCTGCCTACAATTATTTCTTCTAATGGATCCCAGTGGTTGTGTGATGATATTTTCATATATTAAATTTACTTTTAGAAATTCTTAAAACAAATAAGATCCAATCTTCGTTAGATGTATTAGATGCTGAATGCACTAAGTCTCCATCAAACATGAATATTTGATTATTTGCAAATTGAAATTGTTTGTCTTCTATAGTCATTGATGCCCCGTCTGGTACTTGTATATTAATTATAAAATTGTAAGTACCTTGGTCGGTATGATCTTCAACGTACGAATTGGTACCAATAAAAAATACTCCAGCATAACTCATGCCCGGTATTACTAATGCTAACTCTTTAAGTTTACTTAATTCAGGAACCTTATCCAACGTTACATCAATTGACAAATGACCCGAGCCGTCTGCGTAAGTAACGTCTTCAACTAGGTATGCAGAATTAGCTTCGTGTACTAGTTTATCATTTTGTCCGCTTCTAGAATACCACCATATGTAAGTGCCGTCTGGATCTTTAGGCATTTGGCTTAACCTTTGTTTAATTCCTCTCCAGTTTAAACCTATAAGGGTATCCTTAGCAACTGTTCTTATGTTTTCAATTGCGCTAATATTACAGTAGCTATTATGGTTTAACATTAGTTGCCTTGTATTTTCATTAAGTGAGAGAAACCAGGTTGTCCAAACCAATAAGATCGTTCTGATTCTTCTATGGACAATGCATCAAAAAATAATTCTTGTTCTTTACCCATTGTCATAAACAAATTATAATTGTGTTCTGTATCTTGTTGTATTGCATCGTTATGCTGACTGTAATTATCTAAAAAGTATTTGGTATTAATAACAACTGCATCAAGGCGAAGATTTTCATCTGTGATATAAGCATAGTCTTTAATTAGCATATACTTTTCAAATGTACGTAGCCCTAAGCTCTTAGCATAATCAAACTGTTCGGGATACCCAGCAAATATAAACGGATGGCGCATGGCAATAGCTCGCCAAGTTTTCTCTGTTAAAAATTTATAATTGGTAGCAGGCTCGTATGCATTACCTTCACTTATAATACTAAGCAATGTATCAGCAAATACTTGCGGATTAATCCATGCTAAGTCTTTTACCCAAGGTTGGCTATAGGTATCCTGCTCATCCCAGTCATCTCTTGTTATTCGTGAATAGTTTTTTGACTGTTCATATCGTTCATCTATCCTTACATCACACGCATCTAAAAATTTTAAATATTGCTCGTCTGTGTAATGAGGAATTGCGTTACGACACCATTCTTTATCACTATCAGTCCAGGGTGGAAAAAATGTCCATACTGCTGTGTTTAACAGTTGCGCATCATAAAATTTACTTAGTAAGTTAATTCGATTCGTTCTGCTAGGAACACCCCCTAAAAATAAAAAGGATTTAGATTTATTATTCCATGCTGGTAGTATCGTGTTTTTAAAACTGTTATAAACTATTCTATGATAGTAGTTAAGATACAAGTGATCGTCATGCTCGCACATACCTGCTATTAGTTTAACTGGTATATCAACGTGAAATGTTTCAGGATTCCTATATAAGAAACCATCCATTAATAACAATCCGTACACACAATCAAAGCCTTGCTCGTGTGCAGACTGTAATTGGGTTATAATACGTTCTCGACGCTCGTCTTCACTGACGTGTAAGATTTCAAAATTTACTATTTTACCTTTCATAATATCTTATTAAAACTTAACCGATTAGTAGATGTTCCTCTATTGTACTCTTGCCATTTTGTATCACCAATGCCAAACAATACAGAATTACTTGGAGTTACTTTATGTTCTAAACATAACTCTATTTGCCGCGGTCTATATTTTTTAAAAATGTAGTCGGGCCCAAACTTAGAAAGTAATGCTAACCCTAATTGCGGCCCAAATCTGTTAGTGTATCGTATCTTATTTGTAACGAATAACCCGTCATCATCGTCAGTTCGTGTTAAACGCATACCTATCCTTGCGTATGCTACTGGAAATACTTTGCTTAAACTAAATGTAATATCTGTTATACACGGATGATTAAAATTAAAATCTATGTCCTTACATATTCCAAAATACGCACAATCAACAAGTACCGGTATACCTTTTTCATTGCATTGCTCTAATAACGCTTCATGCAGATGATGTTTGCCCCCAGTATCGGAAAATGGTAAACTTATAACTACTGCATCGTTTGGATCTAAGCATTCGTCATCTAACCATATCCAGTTAGGCCAGCTGTTTCTCCAAACTAGTCGATGGTAAACATACTCACCTCTAAAGCAACGAAAACGCCGGTTGCGATTCTTGATATAAAACTTATCAAACGCCTCAGTTGTTCCGTTGCTATAACACGCAAATGGGAATTGCTCTAATCCTTGTAAAGTATTAGCAGTTGATGTAGTAATCCAATTTTTATATTGTTCACAAAACTCAGTAGTGCTATCTATAGACAAATCTAATACAACTTGCCCAATAACTGCTAATGCTTCTGCATCGTTAATTGCAGTAGACTCACCAAATGGCAAAGCTCTTTTATCGTTGGGCGCTGATTTCATAAACTATTTATAGTAGTAGTTTATAGGATAAGTACAGTTATGATAGAACAACAAGCATTAGATTTCTATAACCAAAATAAAAACTGTACTTGGATAGTAGAGCCGTTGCCTGCTGGTAGTATACTTGAACAAGCTGATTGGATTTTAAACAAATCTAATTTTGGTTGGATTGAGTTAGATTTAGAAATTGATCTTAACAGTTGGAAAATAGAAGCACATAAAGCAACACCGTATTTTGTACCGCACCGTGAAGATAATAATTCCGGATGGAACAGTTGTTGTATTCATGGCATTGATATTGATAAGACCGGAGCATGGACAAACTACGGATATACAGACGAAAAACTTGTTCAGTACCAGTGGACAGATTTATCAAGTACATCACCAGCCATTAAAAACTTCTGGCAACATAAATTTCCAGCAACTACATATCGTCGAATTCGTTTTATGGAATTAGAACCAGAGTCTGCAATTACTCCTCATAGTGACATGCCAGGTAAGTTGCCAGGCGAAAATAACTTTGATGCATTAGAGTTTGGTGTGCCTGTTAACATAGCAGTTATACATCCTGAAGACTGCCATTTAGTTTTAGAAGGATACGGCATCGTGCCTTTTAAGGAAGGTAGGGCATTTATAGTTAATATACGAAATTATCACAGTGTAGTAAATTTTAGCAAAGAACACAGAGTACATGTTATTGGTCATCCGTTTGGCTACGGCAGCAACAAAGAACAATTTGCTGAGTTAGTTGTACGAAGTTACGAGAAGATGTATGGCTAATACTATCACTAGAGATTTCATAAGCGACAATTTTATTTTTACTGATATATGCGCTAACAATCAAACGTACAACAAATCACAATTAGTTCAGCGTATCAATTATTGGAAGTGTGTTTTAAAGTACACTTACAACGCACAGCCTCAAGAGTCTATTCTTATAGGTATGCAAAAACTTGGCATTGATTACTTTGCTATTATTGTTGCGGCTGCTGAACTATCTCTTAAGATTATTGTAGTTGATTACAACAGGACTGACAAATTTAAAGATGTTGAATACAACGACCCTAAAACTAAATTACTGTCACCTATTGATATATTTCTGCATGATTTTCCAACAGACATATTAAGCACTGATCAAATATACTCTAAATATGTATTTTTTAAAACGCACTCTAAAAGAACATACAGTACGCTCGATATTGTAGAAATTAACGTACACCCTGAGGTTGACCTAGCATCAATACGCCCTAAGGCAACTGACATATTGTTTAGAGTAACTAGTAGCGGCACAACCGATGTTCCTAAAGTTATTGAACATACGCATGAATTTATTTCTGCAATATCTTTAGAAAATTCTAAACGGTATAAAGGTACAGCATTGCATGTAAACAATCTTAACCACGGCGCTAGTGCATCAGTTACATTATTACCATTGCTTGCTAGCAATAACGTAACTAGACATTTGTTTTATGACGGTGCTGACCCCGAATCAATTAGCGGACTAGTAGATGCACTAACTCCTTACAAAGATGAATTAGGATACTTGTCATTTCCGTATCCGTTCTTAATTGATAAATTTATAGAAGTAAGCAGAGCAAAAAATATTACATGGCCTAACTTAGATTTGATTACACTGTCCTACATACTAGAAAATGCCAAACATGCTGTTCGTGACGGAATCTTTAATAGTATAACAAGCATTTTTGGTTCCAATGAAACTCTTGGGCCGTTGTTTATTAACACAGCATCTAGGGATGATTGGAATATTGATTCTAGGTACTATTTAATTCCCAATAATTTTTATAAAATTGATTTATCAGCTGATGGAAAAATTACAGTGACTGTCCCAGTGTACAATAAAGAAGTTGAAACAAATGATTACTTTGATAAAGACGGTGATTATTTTATACACAAAGGCCGTTCAGACATGTTTAGAATTAATGGCGAAACAATTAACCTTAGTACTATTAACAATTTAAACAAACAAGATACTAGGGCTTATATAGTAATAGACACATTAAATCATTGTTTGTATCTTGCCTGTTGGGAAGATATGACTATGGAAGAAATACAAACAATTAAAACAAGCACTGAAAATATCTTTAAGCATATCAAAGTTACTAAGATTGCACAATTAGATAAGTCAAATTTTTATTATGGTATTAAACTAGACAACGAATTGCTTCGTGAACATTTTAGGACTTACAATGTTTAAAGAACATTTAACTATAAGCAAGGTGACATATTTTAAACATCTTATATGGGCAGTTGTTGCTGGTGTGCGATTGATTTATGCTGGTATAACAAGTATAATACACGGAGTTGTTCCCACTTTGTTTAACGGTACTGCTCCTAAACAGGTTATTGACATATACCATAATCATTTAGAAGATCACCCTAATCCAGATTATAAAGAAATGATTAAGAACGCTAAGAAGGAAGTCAAATGAAATTAGGAATAGCGGGCTACGGGATAGTAGGCAAGGCTACGCATGCGGGTCTATTAAACAATAGTACCGTTATCATTCACGACACATCAACTAATACAAGTATAGAAGATTTATACATTTGTAATTATGTTTTCTTTTGTATTCCAACAGACACAGATGCTAGCATACAGCTATTAGTACAGGATATAAAACGCCTTAAAGTGGTTAATCCTAACTGTAAAATAGTTATCCGTAGTACAGTACCGGTTGGCACTTGCAGAATGATCGAACAGGTCATTAGCGATAAAATTTATTATATGCCAGAATTTTTACGTGAGCGTGTTTGGGAAACAGACTGCCTTAATCGTCCGATTATAGTTGGTAGTGATAAACAATCAGTTCCTAGTTGGTTGCTAGGTGATCAATGTATTTTTTGTTCCTTAGAAGAAGCAGAAGTAATTAAAATGTTAAGCAACAACATGGCAGCAGCCCGTGTTGTGTTTGCTAATCACATGTATGAACTAAGCAAGGCCGTGGGTGCAGACTACAGCAATGTTTTAAATGCTTACTTACAAGTAAATCATGATCAAAACTATTTGGAAGTAACGGAGCACATGCGAGCGTTTGGTGGTAAGTGTTTGCCAAAGGATTTAGATTTCCTTATTGACACATTTGCTAAACTAAACATTCCGCAAACGTATTTTACAGCAATGAAAGAAGACAATCAGCTATGGCCAGTAACCGTAAGAAAATCTTAATCACAGGTGCTAGTGGCCTAATTGGCCGTGAACTATGTGAACAACTTAGTCCGTACAATGACGTCACGTCTGTAGATAATAATCAACGTTTTAGAGATTATGTTCCTAAAAATTGTACCTATGTTAGATCTAACCTAATTGAATACTTGGAACAAACTACTAATACGTTCGACATAATTTATCATATGGCGGCCACTAACGGCACAAAGTATTTTTATAGTCAGCCTAACGATGTACTGCGCAACAATGTAACATTGGATCTAGCTATGTTTACATTTGTAGAGTCTAATCCCAATTGTAAACTAGTCTATGCTAGTAGCAGTGAAGTAATGGCTAGCGCAACTGTGTTTCCGACACCTGAGCTAACTGATATTACTATTAGTAACATACACAACGCTAGATGGAGCTATATGTTGCCCAAAGTACTAGCAGAAAATTATCTATTCAATAGTAATATTAATTTTTTAATTATTAGATTTTTTAATGTGTTTAGTGAACATTCAGGGTCTGGACATTTTGTAAAAGATATAGTTGAAAAAATCCGTAACAAAAATTTTGAACTTATAGGTGCAGACGAAACTCGATCGTTTTGCTATGTAAGTGATGCTGTTGATGCTGTGATTAAAATTTCAGATGCTAGCAAACAAGTAGTAAATGTTGGTAGTGATGAAGAATTAACTATATTAGATGCGGCGAATAGTGTTGCTGATACATTAGATGAACACAATATAATGTGGACTACTAAGCCCGGGCTAGTGGGTAGTGCTAAGAATAGAAAACCGGATATCACTCAGCTGAAAAGGTTGTTGCCAACCTTTTCGCCTAAATCGTTTAAAGAAGCGTTAGCTAATATTAAGGATTTGGTATAAGAGCATATAATGGCATTGCATAATCAACGCCATTAAAAGTAACTTTCATCCAAGTTGAAACCGCACCTGTATTCACTTGCCCTGCGCTTGCTCCAGCAGTTAACACTGGAGCAATAATACTTTGTTGTCCGTCTGGCCCAATTGAAAGCTTAGGTGTAAAGTCGCCGGCTGCTGTAGTAGTATAAACAACAAACTTTCCGGGTAATTTTCCTGCACTTACAGTTCCAGCAACTTCTGCTGAAAGTGCTACACCTATTCCAACAGATCCATTAGTAGTAGTTCCAAAAAATCCAAAGTTAAAAATAGCATCACCGTCAGCTAATGTACTAGGGTTGGCGTATGTTCCTCTTGACCGAGAAAAGGTTGCAACTGCCGCGTCAGTATCATTGTGGTGTGTTTTTATTGTTAATAAATCACCGCCAGCGGCACCGCCAGTGTTTGATTCAATTAAAATTCCTGATTCGTTTAGTAGTTGATTAAGTATTAGTTTACCCGCAGTGACTGTTCCATAACTGGTTGCAGTAATAGTTCCGGTAATGTTAATATCACCAGTACCGGTAACATCATAATTGCTAAGATTTAAATCTCCACCTAACCCAGTTGATTTCAAAGTTCCTGTAATATCAATATTACCAGTACCGGTTATGTCATGGCCATTTAGTGTTAAATTGCCGCCTAGTGTTGGCGTAATATCATCTAGTAATGCGTTTATACCAGCACCGTCCAGCGTAACAGTAGCGTTAATTTTACCCAGTGTGTCATCGTACTGGAATTCGATATTTGAATGTGTCCCGCCAGTAAACATTGGCGCAACAGCATCTTGAGCCAATTCAGTAGTAAACCATCGGTTGTTTGCGCCTGAAGATTGAGTGATATCATCAGTTGTTAACCCTGATACTTCAATTTTGTGCGATCCGGTGTTATAGGTTAATCCGTATCCGGTTATGTTAAGCCCAACTGCCGGTACACCACCTTGTGCGACCCCGTCACCAACCCAAAGTTGCTGTAAATCAGTTGTCCACACAATTTCACCAGAGTTAAAAATTTGCCCTGTACGTTGAGATTCTGTTCCTCGTCTAATGCGTAGCGCCATGTGCCATCTCCGTTATTCTGTAAATCTAAAGTAGATCATTATACAGTATTTATTCGATTGGAGGAAACCGCACCCGCAATAAACTAGCAGTTTTTAGTCAAAAAAATAGGGCCCTAAGGCCCTATTAAACTGCGTATTTACGCCCGCCAAATCTCTTTAAAGCCTTCTTCGTCAGTTGGCATTTCAAAGTTATCAATCATACCTTGCACAACTTCCCAAGGAATTGGTTGGTCTATACGGCTAGCCAAACGTTCCTTTAATACTGGTATTGCAGGAGTTGAAAACACCACAGCAATATGATGGTAGTCAGGCAACATACGAAACTTACGAGCACGACTTTTAACGGTAGTGCTGGTTTGATCCCAAAGTACATCACGACCAGCTTCCCTGGCGGCCACAACTTCTTGTGCCATTAGTTCAACTGCTTGGGGCATGTATTCTTCAAATACTTCCCTGTATGTTTTACCTTGCAGTTTAGCATACTCGTGAACATGATGATCAGTACTTACATATTCCATGCCGTTGATCCAGTTTTGGCTGTTAATCCAAGTACTTTTTCCTGCCGCAGGAACACCAATCAATTGATAACACTTAGGCATAATACTCCTTACATCGTTGGTCCGTTGCCGGACTTGAATCCTACACTACCACCTTCTTCTTCGATGCGCTTTAACACATCTTCAAATAAGATTGGAGCAAAGTCCGGAGTTTGTTCCACGCAAACGCAATGATATCTAGTATCGATTTCGTCGCTGTATAAAACTTCTCCAGTCTTAGCATCAACACCACGAGCTTTACGCACACGATTTGCGTGTAAGTGTCCGTGAATGTTAACTCCAAAACGTCCCATCGAATCCGAATGTAACGGAATGTGGCTTAAGATCATACCGTTCATAACGTGATAAGCTCGTAACTCTCTAAAGTGAGCACGGTAGTCCTCATCCTTAAAGATATCGTGGTTACCACGAATTAAAACCTTGTCACCGTTTAACCTGCGCATGATTGCTAATGCTTTGCGGTTAATCACAACGTCACCTAAATGGTAAACTTTGTCAGTGGGCTTTACCCGTTCGTTCCAGGCCTTGACCATAGCTTCGTCCATTTCCTCAGGACTGTCCCATGGACGTAATTTTGTAACACCATCGTTACGTGTGAAGCGGCATACACCTGTGTGTCCAAAGTGTGTGTCGCTGACTAAAAATACACTAGGCATTATGCCCTCCTTTCTTGTTTAATTATATATTATACAGTCGCATGGACATCTTGTCAATTAACAAGACTGTTGTTGTAATACAACGGTTTAATGTACAGATTCTTTAGCGTCTATTGTACATTCAACTACCCAATTTTTAAATTGAGTAAACTTGTTAACCTCTACACCCAACCCAACTGCTTCGTTTACAAAATGCTGTAATAGAGCATTATACAGTTCATCGGGCATTGTATCTTTATCAAATTGAATTTTCATTATATATCTCCGGCCTGACGCATATACTCATCTCCTGCAAGAGGAACTGGCTTTTCATCAGCATCATAAGTCCAACCCAAATGCTTCATCATGCGATGTTTAACTAACAAGTTTGGGCTACGAAATCTCTCAGTGTCACTGAATCCCATCATGACTCCAAGCTCACAAACCGCACCCGATCTGCAAATGCCAGCATAGCAATGAACTACAACATTCATGCGATTTTCCAATGCGTGTTGTAGCAAGCGAACCAGCTCAGCGGCCTGCTCATGACTGCACTTCATTGCTTCATCGTCAACATGATCTTTTTCTTCAACATCCAAGAACTCAAAGTTATGACGCTCTTTGAATTCATGTTTGGCTTCTGGACGCCAACTTGCTGGATCCACAATGCTGATCAACATACTGTTTGGGCCAGCATCGTGATGGAATCCAATTGGGATATCACTTGCGGCCACATTTTCAATCCAGGGCATTATTGCTCTCCTTAATACGTTTCTTTTACAATCTTATATTCACTTGTGGGCCATTTGGCTTTGAATTCTTCTGTTTTAACATATTCATTGAATTCTTTAGCATTAAAGAACATACGATGAAATACTGTTTTGTGATCCAACGTTGTTACTGTCAGATACATTGATTTTGCCTTGCCAGCCATTGTGTGTCCTTTGTAGTATAAGTATGTATTATACAGTCAAAAGAAAACCCTGTCAAGTACTACTTAACAAGGTTTCAAAAATAGTGGTAAGTTTTTTTGTGTCAGGAAACTTACCAAACCCCGGATACACAGCCCATCCCACATTTCGTGTATCGCGGATGCTGGATTCTCAGCCTATGCTAAGGTGGGCCAGCAGTTACTTATAGAGCGTAACGATCACTCATTACAGTCTTAAGCATGATGCCTTCTGGAGTGAATTGATCCAAGTCAGCGGCTAGCAAGCTAATCATTATACTTGGGCTAAATCCACTTACCAATGCGACACCACTCTTGTCAGCCTTAACAGGCACGTTGTCTGAACTGTTTAGGTTCCAGAAAACAATCTGTGGCACAGTGTAACCTGCATCTGCGAACTTGCGTTCGATCATTTGCATTGCTGTGTCGTCGTAACGAGCACATTGGTTAAACTGCATGTCTGACAAGATCAGCAACATGGCTGGCATGTCGCTAGCTGGTACTGAACCCTTAACTGCAACGCTTAGGATCTTGTCCATAGCGGCATGCAAGTTAGTGCTCATGTTCCAATCACTCTTGCTCATTTGAGCAACCTTGTCAACAATGTTACCCTTTAGAGTAACAAGTTCTGGCTTGTCTGAGAAAGTCAAGAAAGTGTCCTTGAACACACCCTTGTTCTTGTCTGCTAGGTACAAGCCCAAGCTGATTGAAACGTCCATGCAAGACACATTAGTGTTCTTTCCTGCTGGGCAAGACATAGAACCGCTAACGTCTACAATTGGCATGATGCTGGCATCTCCAACGTAGTTTGGCAAAGCGTCCCACTGTGCCACAATGTGGTCAGTTTCTGTCTTGTCCAAAATTGCACGATTGTAGCTGCCGATAACACCCTTCAACACGTCATGTGGGAAGATTGCGTTGGCATTAACCTTAACAGTCTTATCACCACTTACCAACTTGGCCACATATTCTGCGAACAGAGTTGTGTGACGGTTGAATGCCTTCTTGTAGTTGCGCGAAGCAACACTTGGCACGTGACTGAAGTTGATGTTGTCCCAATCTCCTGCACACATTTGGGTTTCAACAACTGTGGTCATTGTTACCAATGACTTGCGGTACTGCTTTGGAGACATTCCGAAGAATGCTCGTACTTCAGCCGCGATCTTGCCCTTACGAGGAGTCCACTTTGCGGCCAGTCCGTTCTTAGCACGTAGAGCATCGCCCAACATGGTATAAGCGGCTGACTTCAGAACTGGGTCTTGGAAGACAAAGATGTCATCCCAACGACCTACTTCTGGGATCTTCTTTAGAAGAGCCAAAGCGGCGTCTGGGTCACGCTTTTCTAGATGTACTAGAATATCGCGGAACAATTGACGTTCACCTGCACCACCACGGACATCACGTGCCCATTGTGCGATGCGTAGTGCAACGTCTGAGTTTTCTACATAAGCGGCTGTGAAGTCGCCTGTGATGTCCTTACCACGGCTTGCGCCAATGTTATAGAACAAGTCAACACAAGCCTTAGCTGTGCTCTTACGTGCCTTCATACCGTTTGCGGTACGGGCTTCTTGGTTTGCTACTGCTGTTACAAATGCGTTCATTTTAATTACCTTTACAGAATGTATTTTTTTTCGATTATAGTGAAAAGTTGAAGTTGCTGTTAACATTCTAAATTTAACAGGATGATCGTGCCAATTTGTTTATTTTCTGGTCTGACCAATTACGGCACTCAGACCCTAACAACAATTCATGTTGTCTATTACATGTTCGTCTGTATGTAAATCATATTCCAGATTCTCCGGACCTATCTATTCTATCAGTGTCTATTTCTAGAAAGCATTTCTGCCTGTCCTCCAACCACCTTCTATAGCATTAAGATGTAGTTTAAATTGCTGTAGTCATCCTATGACTAACAGGATCGTTGTTGACTGCTTTTATTTTACACAGGCCATCACTCTGTGCTCGTTAGTCTTGTTTCAATAGTTACCTTCAACGCTCGGTGTTTTTACGCACTTTGCTCCACTAACTACCACAGTGTCTAACAGTTCATAGTATATGAATGTTGCTGTACCGATCCTAAAACTCTTAGCTTGCATTACTGCTTGCTATGTATCTATTATAACGTATTTGCTGTATCTTGTCACGGCATTTTGGCTAAACTGATAAAAATAATTTATTGGCGGAAGATGTGGGATTTGAACCCACGAACCCTTTTGGATTGCCAATTCGAAATTGGTGCCTTAAGCCACTCAGCCAATCTTCCCCGGTCCGGGGTTTTTCTCCTCCTGCAACCGGTAAGATATTTATTTTACTTTTTCAAGGGCGGCATGTATTAATGGCATTATGCTATCAAATGCTAGTTGATTGCCTTCAAGAGTCATGTTGTTTTCTGACTCTTTAAAAGGTGCATAGTGTCCCGTTATTTCGTGTTGTAATTTATAGATGTCACTATCAGTTACACCAGAAGAAAATTTAAACCAATTAGGGTACCAAAATGGCTTTCCTAAACAATGTACTACCGGAATATTTTTAAATGTCAAGTATTGATCAATTTGGATCAACGACCCATAGTATCTATTCATTTGCAAATCATGATGATACAGATACTTTTTGTTTAATTCTAGTGCATCAAATAATCCTAACCAGTATTCAACTTCCTTTTTAGTTGGGAGTTTTTGTTTTACCAGTTCTTTAATCATGTCTGTGTTACCGTTACACCATTCATTAAATGCATCAGTAGCACGTAATTCATCCATATTAGCTAGTTCGGGCGTGTCAAAATCTTGAGGTACCACACCAAATCGTTTTAACAATTCAAATGAAGCCATATTAGGAATTGATTCCCACCAGTTACACAATTCATCTGGCACATTAATGTAACCGTTTAGTTTAAACCAATCTTTAACTTTACCTGACGAAACTTTCTCTATTAAGTTATCTTTGTCAACTGTACAAAAATCTCTGTTTTCAGTTGGGGTAAAAATAAAATCAGGCGATGAGTGTAATATAATTGCTAAATCTAATTTTTTAGTTTTCTTTAATTCAAAAAGAATTCTTTCTTCTGATCCTTGGGCAACTCCAATGTTCACAATGTTGGCATTGAATTGCTCTTTTATTTTAGTAATATACGACCACGGCTCTTGTCGGGTCCATGCCGCCATACTATGGCCATATAATCCTATATTCATAATTCCCTCATGTATTATTTTGAGTAGTACTTGTTCAATAAATGTGTTAGCTGTTTAGTTGTCCCAAACATAGGCGGAGCATTTAAAAGCTCAATACCGCCCTGGCTAACTACTCGCACATTACCACTAACACCTGGCCCATCAAATGAATATTTGGCTGTTCCGTTTACTAGTCTATTGTTACCTTTGCCGTTTTCAAGATCAAAAATCTTTGTATCAAAATCATTTTTGTTCCATTTAAATAGTTCTTCATCATTTCTTACAATGTACACTGAGTTTGTCATATGTACAAATTCACAATGAAATCGGTCTAGTGTTGTACTTGGGCTTGGTAATTTCCAATCTAAGATAAAACAAGGTATGTCTAGCATGTGCGCTAAATGTGCCATGCCGCCTTCATAACTAATGATGGCTCTACAATTCTTAACCATTAACTCAATTTTATTTTCTAATTTATGGCAAGCATGATCCACGGTAATTACTTCGTATTCCATTTCTTTAACCCAGCTCATTAATCTACCCCAAAATTCGGTCGGTCTAGACCTGCACCACGGCCATTCATTTTCAGGGCCTGCTAAATCAGTAGAACATGCGATAGCAATGCATTTCTTTTGACTGGTGTTGTCTTTGACCTTAAGCTGTTGCCCGTTTACATTAACATGGGTAGGTCTATAATATTCTGAAAATACTTTAATTGGCCAACCAACATTGTTTATGTTTCCAGATATAAATTTAGATCTAGTTACTTTAAGTTGCGAATCTGGGATTCTAAAGATTCGTTTGTATTGTGCTAGTCGATTATAAGTATCATGCCGATCGTCTACTTGCAAGTCAACAGTGGACGGAATATTCGCTAGTGCAGACAGTAAGCATAAATTATCACCAAGACCTACACTAGTTTCGTTGTTTAGAGTAAGTACTATTTCTTCCATCGTTCAGCATAACTCTGACACTCAATACAAGTTTTACAACCTGCAATTGCCTGCTGACGTGCTGTGGGAATTTCTTCGCCGCACTCTTCACAATGGCTTAAACTTGGCCCTGTTCCAATCTTTGCTCTAATAGCATCAACTGCCGCCGAGTTTCTTTGTAGTGTAAGAATCTGCGCAATCTCTGCTTCTTCTTCGTTATTACTTTCAAAGGATTCTAAGTCTGACATCCATTTTTCCTGTGTTATTATCGTGGTAGGACTTGCCAGGTTCGAACTGACGACATTCTGCGTGTAAGGCAGACGCTCTACCAACTGAGCTAAAGTCCTAGTTTTCATTTTACTTTATTTAAATACTTAATAGGTTCGATAGTACCCGCTTCAATTTCTCCCAGCGCAGTAACAATTGGATGTACATGTTCTCTTTTATCGCTGTGGGCATGTTGTCTGCGGATTTCTCTAGTACGAGCAGAAGCAATTAATACCAAATTAAATCGATTACCACCTGCTGCCTCTACACATTTTTCCATGTCAATGGAAGGGCCGCGGCTAAGGTCTAGGGGTTTTCTCACTTCGTTTGCTAGTCTCATATCATTTCCTTTTAAAGCATTATTATATAGCATAATTGACATAAAGTCAACTACTTTGGCATTGGTACCAGCGTAGGGAATCGAACCCTATCAAGAACGCTAATCTGGCGCTAAAAGGTATATAAGACCTCTCTGACTACCAAGTCTCGCTGGCAAAAACAATCGTGCTCTATGAACATCTCATAGCTGTGAGCTAGGCGTTTTGGTTAAACTAACGATTGGAAAGTGGTTGCGGAACCTGGATTCGAACCAAGAACTGAAGCTTATGAGACTTCTGAGATGCCATTTCTCTATTCCGCGATAACTGTGGTCGGAGTACAAGGATTCGAACCTTGGACCCCCTGGTCCCAAACCAGGTGCGCTACCAGACTGCGCTACACTCCGAGTATTTCTTTAGACAAGGTTTGGTCCACATATCCATCCCACTAGTGCCTTACGCACTCCTTTGGTAACAGGAGTAACACTATGGGGAATAAACGATGGAAATAACACCATATCACCTTTTTTTTCTAATTGGGCTTCAACTGGATCTTTTGATATATGAAACAACAGTTTTCCGCCTTCAAATTCGCTAGGATCATTTAACAATATACTAAATGAAATTTTCCTAGTAAATCCGCTGGTATTTCTTAAATGACTATCACAGTGTATATCATAAAATCCTAATTCTGATGAATCATACACTGAATATTGATACGGTTCTGTATAGCACAGTGAGTATTTAAAATGATGTGAATTAACTTCACTTACAATATCATAAATTCTTTGATACAACGGTTCTGCTTCGTGTAATTTTGTAAAGAAGAACAAATCGCTACGTCTATAATCGTTATCTACAGGATTATCAGTTCCAGTTCTTACTTCTGCTTTAGTCAATAATTCCTTGTTTGAATCAACGTATTGTTCAATCCATTGAATGTATGAGTCGTCTAACGCACCCGCTACGTTAAACTCCCAATTGAGTAATTGACTTGGAGGTTCAAACCAAAACATAATTATCCTTATATGGAGCGGGATAAGAGAATCGAACTCTTGACCGAAGATTGGAAATCTGCTGTTTTACCATTAAACTAATCCCGCAATTTAAGAAAGTACATTTATGCCTTTTTCGTCATGAGATGGTGGCCTGTCCTTGCTACTGACCTTATAGATCAGTTAAATGTACTTTCTTAAAACTGGTGCCGACTCCCGGGATCGAACTGGGCACCTACTGATTACAAGTCAGTTGCTCTACCAAATGAGCTAAGTCGGCATTGTTATTACTTAATTCTTGCTTCTAATGTTCTAATACGACTTTGAATCTTTGCTTTGTCTTTTGGCTTGCTAGACTTTTCTAACATGTCAGTTAACTGTTTCAAACTTAATGGACCCAATCGTTGCTTACCATTTTTAGTAAGCATTGGACTTGCTACTCTAATCTTTTTACCACCGGCACCTTTTGCCATGCTAGTATCCTCTTGTTATTTTACTTGATCTGGATTGTCTGGATCGATATCCAAATCATAGTATTCATTTTTCATTACAACTTTCTCATCAAACAATTCTGCATCCGTTTTTTTCTTGTTGCCAAAAATTCTATCAAAGTTATTATCAAACTCTGCTTTAGGCACACTCAACGGCCTTGCTTTACTACCTTTACCTGCCATATCTAACATCTCCTAAATCTTGGTGGAGGTGACAAGGATCGAACTTGCTACATCCTGCTTGCAAAGCAGGCGCTCTCCCAAATGAGCTACACCCCCATTTAACCATTTAACTTTGATTCTAACGCATACATCATTGCCGCTGAAATTCGTACATTGTGATCTACCGGAGTCTCAGCATTGTGAAAATACCTAGCCGGAAAAATTACAGCACTTCCTTTCTTAAAGGGAACTGTTGTTGCTAATGTATGCCCTTGATCATGATAAAATCTAGTACCACCGTCACTGTCGTTTAGATAGTAAATGATAGTCCATACATCCGTTTCTTCCGGCTCTGCATCTTCATGCGGATACACGGGCAACAGTTTAAATGTACCATTCAATCTAATTCTCAACAACGCTTTGATCTGTGCATCAGGAATGGCTCTGAAAATACCTTCCCTAGTACAGTAATCGTTAAGGATAGAAGTAATGCCTCCTGCGTCATCCCATTGTACTCTGTTAGCTTCATAAAGCACACGAGTACAATACCATTCCTGTCCCTGTTCTCCATCTACGATGAAAGGACTCAACACATTAGAAATCTTCCATCCCGTATAGTCTTTGAGACGTTGATCAAAACTATCTTGTAGCCATTTGGGTAAAAAATCTTCTACTACAATTATCTTATCAACATCAATCATTAACTATCCTTTATTATGGCTCCACAGCCTGGGCTCGAACCAGGGACCAATTGATTAACAGTCAACTACTCTACCAGCTGAGCTACTGCGGAATATGTATTACTTATTATGCCGTTGGCGTTGCACTATTAGAAGTGACTGTGTAATTTGCAGTACCGCCTCCACGTGGCGCATTTTTATCACGTGGCGCACTCTTAACAACAATCTTGCTACATAGTTCAGCATCAATACAAGCACGTTTCCATGCGTGACGTTGATCCAATGTTTTAAACTTGCTAAGTGCAAGACTTGTTTTGAGTGTCTTTGACATTTTGTAATTACTTGTTGGCTTTAACATATTTTTCCTTTGATTAAAATTGGCGGAAGACCGGGGACTCGAACCCCGAAACCGTTGCCGATCGACGGCTTAGCAAGCCGCTCCAATACCATTATGGGAGTCTTCCTTATTCTTGGTGCGAGTGGCCGGACTCGAACCGGCATGCCTTTCGACGAGAGATTTTAAGTCTCTTGCGTATACCATTTCGCCACACTCGCAATTATTATCTTCGCTTGGTAGCACCAATTCGGCTTGCCTTGTTCCAATCGTAAGCGACACCATCTGGGCACTTACCATTGTTTACAGAGTCAACTCCGAATCGACCTACTACTTCGAAATCGTTACCTTTGATAGTTACAAACTCATTCATTGACTTGGCAACATTCATTGCTTCAGCAAGTGTGAGCACTTTGAAAATTTCTTCTTTGCCTATTATTTTATACATTCTCTATTATACCTTCTGCGTTAACCAATGTCAACACTTAATTACTTGGCGTACCTCCAGGGACTCGAACCCCGACGAACAGTTTTGGAGACTGTCATGCTGCCATTACATTAGAGATACATTGTTGGCGGAGTGGACGGGACTCGAACCCGCGACCCCCGGCGTGACAGGCCAGTGCGCTAACCAACTGCGCTACCACTCCATTAAAAGGTGCTCGCTATCCGAATCGAACGGAACTGTCTAACTCCTTATCTTCCTGAGCCTTTCACGTACGGGTCGACTTATACGCTTCTTATCGGTTGTCAGTGTAGTTAAACTTTAGCAAGCATGATTGGCGGAAGCGGTGAGATTCGAACTCACGGACCCTTTCGAGCCGACAGTTTTCAAGACTGTTGCAATAAGCCGGACTCTGCCACGCTTCCATAACTTGGTGGAGACTACTGGGATCGAACCAGTCGTGCCTAAGGCGCCGGATTTACAGTCCAGTGCATCACCATTGATGCTTCGTCTCCATATTGGTGCCCAGGGAGAGACTCGAACTCTCAATCCTTGCGGCAGTGGCTTCTAAGACCACCGTGTATACCATTCCACCACCTGGGCATAAAACTTTCCATTGTTAAGTACTATTTGCAAATTCTGAGATAGTCGCTAAACATACTCAATGCCGATGCAGTTATTTCAGGATCAGTCGCCGGCAGCTTTGACCCGAATAGTGTAAGCGTCCCTACACGATACCTTATAGTACTTAACAATGGAGACGCCACGGGGAATCGAACCCCGCTTGCCAGGATGAAAACCTAGTGTCCTAACCGATAGACGATGGCGTCATTGTCACATTTAATTTTTAAAGAGCGTTACTAATTGCTTAGTAAGTATATATTATAGCATCAAGTGCTGTATGTTGTCAACCTTTAGCTTTTGCTAATTTCTCAAAACTTTTTAATCGATAAAGTTCAAGTTTATTGTAATAATCTTTTGATTCATTCCATGTTGTGCGGATCCGCTCGCAAGCACCTGATTCTCTGGATTTAGTCCCGTTATTTTCTTTAAACCAATTAACTGCTTTTTTTGGAATGTAAAAGTAATCAACCTTGTTACTAAACGGATTATAACATGTTACACGCAAACTACCAATTTTAGTTTGAACATTTTGAATAATAAAAACTTTATTATTTTTACTACTACTATTGTTGACCACGGTTACTGTTTTACTATCGCTGTCATCTGAGTCATCGAAGTCCCGGCCGTCTTCGTCAACAAAAGAATAACCTCCAACTGCGGCTAAACTTTCTTCTACAAGACGTTCTACATTAAAGATTTCTGGATGATTTAATCCATATTGTTTCAATTCGGGAAGTAATTTAAACTTAGGATGGTATTCTACAATAACATCTTTCATCAACTTACTATTTTTTGTTTCTTTCATGTTTTTCTTTCATTTGGTTAAACATGATTCAATTGTATTGTCGATTAACAACTTAGTCAACCTATTTTGGCCGGGCTTGTAGGAATCGAACCTACACCGTCGGTTTCGAAGACCGAAATGATATCCATTTCACCAAAGCCCGATTGGTCCGGCTAGCAGGAATCGAACCCACATTCTAGAGGTAGAAGCTCTATGTATTATCCATTATACGATAGCCAGATATAACTGGTGCTCTTAGAAAGAATCGAACTTTCATTACCTCCCTACCAAAGAGGTGTTCTGCCATTTAACTATAAGAGCTTGGTACCCCTCCCCCGACTCGAACGGGGACTTCACTCCTTTTGAGAGAGTTGCGTCTACCAATTGCGCCAGAGGGGTATTGAGTGGTACCTCGTTGGAGAATCGAACTCCCATTAGCGGTATGTAACACCGCAGTTCTACCATTAAACTACCGAGGCATACGTTTGGGGTGTCATACCGGTATCGATCCGGTACTACCGCTTTCACAGAGCAGGGTGCAGGCCACTACACTAATGACACCATTGATTGGCGCGACTGGAAGGACTCGAACCTCCGGCTCCCTGCTTCGTAGGCAAGTACTCTAATCCACTGAGTTACAGTCGCATTGTTTGGCACCCGGACTAGGGATCGAACCTAGGCTAACAGAGTCAAAGTCTGTTGTGCTACCATTACACAATCCGGGAATAGAAAAGAAACTCCCAGGGGACGCTATGCGAACAAGTCTGAGAGCATATTATGGAGCGGGTGATCGGGGTCGAACCGACGACAATCACGTTGGCAACGTGGCGCTCTACCAGCTGAGCTACACCCGCATAAAAGATGTTAGTAAAAGACTTTGAGAAGTTTTGGTCCCTGTCAAGGAAAACTTGGCTACCCGCGATTTACAGCCGCGCTCTACTCGTCTAGCAAACATGGAGTATCATTTACCTTCGAGGATCTCTCGGACTGTAAATCCTGATCCACCACCCAGTTGAAGTGAAGTTTATAACTCCTAACTATTAAAGGCTTCCGACCTTATATAGTTCCCTTACGAGACTTCTCGATACCTTAAGCCTTTTACTAACAACTTTATTTAATAAAGTGTCAGGTTGTTCACCGCACAACCTGACAAAGCGGGGGTCTGTTGAATTTGTAAGCTGTTGCGTCCCTCTCATCGCAACCATTTTCCCGTGTAATGCTAGCCGGCCGGGTCAGGATAAGTCACTTGGAATACT